GCAACTCGATTACCGTGGGGTCGCGAATGCACTGGGTGTTGGGGTTGGTACGGTGGCCAGTGTGCTGAGGGATTCCCCCGCCGCCCTGGAGCGCGCCCGCACAAAGCGCCGCCAGCTCATCGTTGACGAGGTAGACGCGGGGCTGATGGGAATGGCCCGTGAGTTTCGCTCTGCTGTTGAGTCTGGCCGTCTCTCGCTCAACGACAAGAACGCCAGCCAATTCGGTATTCTGTTCGGCATCTTCACCGACAAGCGCCAACTGATGACAGGCAACGCAACCCAGCGCGCTGAAGTGATCAAAGGAACCTTCGACGAAAAGAAACAGGCCATGCTAGACGTGCTAGAGGCTGCAAAGGAAACACTCGACTCGTTAGCCAAGTAGAAAAACCGTACGCAGTACCGCCCTGCACCTAGCGTGCACGGCATGCAGGGCATACACGCGCACGCTACGTACGCACCCGACCGCGCACTAGGGTCTCTCATTTCTCGGGGGTTCTATGCGCGTGATTGCACACTTGCCCACTACTCGCACGCCAAACCATGCAGCCACCCGCGCAATCATAAGGTTTCGTATGGAGCGGCAAAGATCTTTACCCCTCCACCCACCACCACCCAGGACACGACACGCGCGCGAAAGGGGAGGGGGGGGTGCAAAATTCGGCTGGTGTAGGGGCCTGTGGGCTAGGGCGCCCACCCCCCAGCTTACGCGCTCAGTAAAGGGTCTCGAATTCGATCGACCACCCCCGCCGTAAAAATCCAAAAAAAAAGGGACCTGCTGCGCGTGGTTTCGGAGCGAGCCCGACATAGGATGCGGGGACCGGGCATTACTCCCCCAGGGTACAACCCAACAGCAGACTCTAGGCTCAAGCTATTCGAGAGCGCAGCCCACCGTGGATATCCGGGAGTCCCCCAACCTGCAAATTGGCGGGGTGAGTTTTGGCTTGAGAAACGACCGTTCGTCTTTTTTTTGTCGCCCCTGTCAGGTAATCTCGAAGGTGTTGACGCGGATTGCCCCAGGTTTCTGACTCCAGGTTCGGTGACGCCACACCACCGGGCCTGGAGTATCCCCCGCAAGACGCCGCCTTGCGGGGCCCCATTTTCCCATAGACTCCCAGCGGCCAGCTAGGCCGCACAACAAGGCAAACACGACCATCCGAAGCGGGAGATTTGGCGTGCGGGGCTTACCACCCCCCGGGGCTCGCCACCCCTGTTTTTTTCTGGACGGGTCGCGCGACCCGCTGGTAAAGGGGATGGATGACCAGACAGGGTGATGGACTTGTATCCCGGGAGATAGTGGAGCGCGTAGCTGCTGTGGATGCCGTACTCGGTAAGCGCCTCGCCAGCGTGGCCCAGCTCATCGAGCGGACGAGTATTCTGCATGAGGTGGCCTGTGAGGAAGTCGAAGGGGTCGCAGGGCTCCCCGAGGACGTGATGGGGTCTCTCAGGCCTCCCGTCTTTCTGCTCGACCTTTCAGCTAAGGTTTATCGGGCATGGGTCCGGGAGAAGCTCGCACAGATCTTGAAAGGCACCAGTCATCCCACCGATGTAGAATGCGCCCTCGTGCTCTCTAAGGCCTCCCTCAAAGCCCCGCTGGTCCGACCCTATGCCGTGGCATACTGGCTCGCCTTCAAGGGCATTGAGCCCCTGCCAGCAGACTTCTCGAAGTCGGATATCGAAGACGGAAAACGAGCACTCGAAGAAGTCCGCGACTTACTCAAACGTCGGCGAGTTTCCGCTTGACCCTACGCATGCCACCGCGTAGATAGGTTCTCGAAACATTCACAACCCAGTGAACGTTTTTGAACAGGGGGCAGCATGCACGTCACTCGAATGGACCTCGATGATCTCGGCCAGCCGGTCGCGCGACCTGTGGAGGGGGAGCGGTTTCGAATTCAGTTGGGGCCAGAGCAAAGGCTGGAGCTTTACCAGGAGGATGGGGCGCTTGTGGTTCTGGGTAGCACCGGGTCGCTCATCATTCGACCGAAGGCGGCCAACGTTGTTTCGATTCGGCCCGAGGTGGCATTTTGAAAACGGTGCAGGACATCATGGTCGAGCAGTTCGACGACGCCTGCCGAGCCCTCGTCGAGCGTGAGGGTGAGCAGGCCTACAAGAAGCTCCACGGCTCCCTCAAATATCTCGCGGAGCAAATCCAAACCTGTGATGAGAAAGACCGTGGGGAAACAAAAGTGTGCCCCTGCATTGCAGCCATCGGGCTCTTTGTTTTGGAGCGCGAGAAAGTGAGTTGAAATGGCCAGTAAGAAAACCACCCACGAAGTATCCATGACTGTGTTCGAGCTGCTCACCACCGGGGCTGGGCAGGTGAAGGGCCTGCCGATGTTCAAAGAGTGCGACATCGAGTACGGAGATCGAGGAGACAGAGAAGAGGGGCACCCACTGCAGACGCTAGCCCTCGATGGCATCGTGACATTCACGTGGGATGAACCCGATGACCAACTAACCGACGACACCCCTGCAGAAGAAGCGAGCGGAATTGAGGGCAACAACTGATGCACCGGTTGGGAGCAGACCAGGAGGAGAGAAAGGGCGTGCAACCCTGGCTTTACTCAAAACTGAGCGCGGGGTCGAAAGCCCCGAGGGGTCTGTGGTCGAGGCTGCCGTCCGAGCGGCGGCAAAGCTCTACGCTCCAGCCCACCAAGCGAGGGGGTGGCCTTCAGCATGGGTCCCCAAGCATAGGGTGCTGCAGGACCGGGCCGTGCCTGACACGAGGCAGACGCCAACGGCAAACCGGGTTCACCCCCGGGGTTCGGAGTGGTGGGCCGATTGTGGGTCTGGATGGCTTCACCCGTTCAAGACGGACCCCTCTAAATGTCTACCAACGGGAAGGGTGCGTTCAGGTCGCGTGGGTCTGAACGCACCCGCCAAGGGACGGCGATGACAAAGGAGAGGCAACTGGGGTTCGGGTTCGGGGAGTACGGCAGCTACTACGGCGGCACCCCACCCCATCAAGATCGTAAAACATCCATCGACGCTGCCAAGGCCATCAAACCAAACGCTGCAACGCTTCGACGAAAAGTGCTCGATGCAATTGAAGCCGCTGGCCCCCACGGACTGACCGACCAAGAAATCCAAGACCGGCTAGGGATGGAAGGGAACACCGAGCGGCCACGGCGACGGGAGCTAGAGTCTGCAGGGTTCATCAAGGATTCAGGAACGACGCGCAAAACTGCAACAGGTCGCAAGGCCACTGTGTGGGTGAAGAATGGGTAAGCAAGTAATCATCGCAGCAGAAGCACGCACTCGTAAAACAGACTTGCGAGCCCCGTGCAGCGATTGTCCGTGGGCGCGGCGCGCTCTTCCTGGCTGGCTTGGTGGACTGACAGCCGACCAGTGGATTGTTCTTGCCCACGAGGATGGGACTGCGGAGTGCCACACCACCAAGTACCCCTCCGGAGAGTTTCATCAATGCTACGGGCTCGCGCAGTACAGGCGAAATGTCTGCAAGCTGCCTCGGGACCCGCGCATCCGCCGCGTGAAAGAGGCCGACCTGGAATCGGTGTTTGGGTCAGCGGGAGAATTTCTGCAGCACCACAAGGGACGGACGTGAAAGATGAGCACTCGAATAGTGAAGGTGCAGCAACCGCTGTATCCGCAAGGGGACGACAGGGCAGCGTGGTTGATCTACGACCATAGCCGGGAGTGGGAAACCTTGGTGGATGCACCGCAGGACCTTCGAGCGGAGGTGGGGTCGGCGCCCAAGGCATATTTCCGAGCGCGCCGGAAGCCAGATGGCGAGATCGAACTTATCGAGAGAGTAGCGGAGCAAGATTGGTAGAGGCCGAGCACGTACCATGCCTGACATAACCGAGAAAATAACCGAACAGAGTGAATTCGATCGTATGGAGGAAGAGGCGCGCAAGGGGCCTAGGTTCTTTGCAACACCAACCTCGTTCTACCCGCAGCCAGTGCGCAGGAGCAGGGGCTTCGGTCGCTGCACCTGCAGGGTCTGGCTTCGCTTCGAGTGGTACGAAGGGGAGCTGTGCTTGGAATTGGATAGCGACCCCCCGCACCCCGACCACCTCTTAACCTTTGCGATGGAGGCGTACGGGCTCAGCAGCATTCTCAACCTCGACGATTGGCGCAAAGACTACGACCCGGAAACCTTCATGCTGCAGAATGGCATCGCCCCTGAGCAGCCGTTTCAGGTGGAGGCCGAGTACGATTGGTCTGTCGATTACTGGGGTGAGTACGATGAGCATTGGGAATGGGAAATCATTGCTCGTGAGCCATGGCCGGTCGGGCAAGTGCTCGATGCCTGGCTGACGCATTTTCATTTTCACAAACAGGAGATCTTATGTTTGACACCGTAAAAGTTTTCACTGCAACCAAGCAACGCGAACGCGACGGGCTAGGTGAGGAGGTGACTGCGTATCTGCGGCGATGCGTTGCGACACATCAACAGCGGGGCCATTCGACCGACTGGAGATTGCGCTTGAAAAGCTGACGCTGGCAGAGATGCAGGGCGATTCGAGCCCCGATGCCATTCCCATGATCCTCCACTGCCCGAGCTGCGGGGAGCGCCACATCGACCAGGGAGACTTCGCAACTCAGCAACACCACACCCACGCATGCCAGCACTGCGGCTTTGTGTGGCGACCTGCCGTTGTCCATACGTTCGGCGTGCAGTTTCTTCCGGGGTTCAAAGATGGCGAAGACATTCGTTGAGCGGGCGCTCGCAAAGGGTGCGGCTGTAGTGTCGCGCATCGACAAGGTTCTCACCCCCAAAGAGACGTACACGTATCAGACCATCCGCCGAATGCACTGCGCCAAGAAGAAGGGGAGCCACGAATGCCAAGGGGCGGTGACGATCACGAGGGACGGGATCGTTCTCAACTGTCCTCTGTGCGGAGACGTGAAGGGGAGCAACGCACCAACAGAAGAACCGCTGCGAGAGGATGACTGAACCCCTGGTGGCCTGCCCCACCTGCAGGGGTAGTGGTGTGGTGCTCGACAGCAAAGCTGTTGGGAACGAGGTGCGCCGCAAGCGCGAGGCCACCGGAGTTTCGCTCAATAAGTTTGCAAAGCGTGCGGGTATGTCCAACGCGCACCTGTCGATGCTGGAGACCGGTAAGCGAAGGTGGACACCGGAACGCTACAGGCAGGTACTCAGTGAAATTGAGAATCTGAGAAAGGACCAGAAGAAATGAAGCAAGACGAGCACAAGTCGTTCCCGTTGGAGTGGCCGGTTGGGTGGCCGCGCGCCAGGGACTACCGTCGCGGGCCGTACCGAATCAGCTACCACCGGGCGATGGATCATTTGATAGATGAACTGGAGCTGATGGGGGCAACAGACATCGTGGTGAGCAGTAATCTTCCGGTACGAAAAACCGATGGCCTCCCCTACGCCAGCGCAGCCCGCAAGCAAATTGCTGACCCAGGGGTGGCCGTCTACTTTCGTTTTGAGCGCGACTCGCAGGTCATTGCCTGCGACAAGTGGGAAGAGGTACGCGACAACCTGCGAGCCATCGGCCTGACGGTGGAATCGCTTCGACGCATTGAGCGCTCTGGTGCAAGCGAGCTAATGAAGCGCGCAATGATTGGGATGAAATCCCTGCCCGCCATGGGAGAGTCTGGGGCGGCGCATTGGTCGGAAGTTTTGGGCGTCGACTCCAGCGCAACCCCCAATGAGATACGCGCTGCCTACCGGAGGAAGTCACGCGAGCATCATCCCGACAATGGGGGTGATGCCAACGAGTTTCATCGGGTGCAGCAAGCTCTGCAACAGGCGTTGCCCTCATGACTGCGGCTCGAATAGGCGCAGTCCTTTACGAAGGTCCGAGCAAGCTGGACGGTGCGCCAATCGTTGCGATTGCGAACGGGTTTCAGGGCAGCAGCGTCAACGACAAGACGGGTAAGATGATTCAGACTTGGATCTTGCGGTCTGATATCTCTCCCGTCGAGGCATTGCGTGGTGGGGAAGACTTCTCAGTGTGTGGAAACTGTCAGTTTCGTTTCGTCGATGGCAATGGGTTGTGTCTGGTGAACGTTGGGTGGGGTCCGCAGGGTGTTTGGAAGGCGTATAAAGACGGTCGCTTCGAGGAGTACAGTCGCGAGAAGCATGGGCGGTACCTTCGACGCAGGCATATTCGCATAGGATCGTACGGTGACCCTGTTGCGGTGCCTTCGCAGGTGTGGCGAAGGTTGATCGATAAGCGCAACCCCGACTGGACCGGCTACACGCACCAGTGGCGGTTAGGATTCGCAAAAAGTTACCGCGATTTCTTGATGGCCTCGGTTGAATCGCAGGCGGAAGTGGTCGAAGCGGAGTCAAGAGGGTGGCGACCCTTCCTAGTTCTGCCTCATAACCGCGACGTGCCCGAGGGATTTAGCTGGTGCCCTGCCGATTCACTCAACCCAGCAAGAAAAGTCGAGTGCACAAACTGCTTGCTGTGCTCCGGGATTCACGATGAGGCGAAACGACCCAACAAACGAGTCGCGATCTACGCACACGGCACCGGAAACGGCGGCGCGAGCTTCGGAATGCGCGGGCGGCAACGTCGATTGCCCGTCACGCAACGAAAAAAGCCGAAGCACTACCCCTTAGTAAGGATGGAGCCCGCACTTCACGCCAAAGTGAAGGCCCTGGCATCAAAAAAGAGGCTCTCGATGCGTGCTTTTGTCGGAATGACCCTCGAACGAGCCCTAAAACGACAACTCGACGGCATCAAGAGCGACGATTAGAGCCAATCTGGGCAAAAATACGTCACTTCAAACTTTTTTCGTACCCTCACAAGCCAAAATCGTACGAATTCGCACGAATTTTCGAGCGTGCGAGTTTTCTGACTAAGTTCAACGACTTCCGAGTGCACTTTTTCGTGTTCATTCTCAATGAATATGTTAAATTCATTATCAATGAAGGTCGCGGCAACAGTTCTGGCAATGATTCTGATGAGCATGGGTCATTCAGGTCGTCCGGTTGTTCGTGAAGTCGTCAAGGTTCAGAAAAAAGTAGAGGTTTCAGCATGAAGTGTTGGCAAGTGAAAGTGGAAGTCCTCAAGAGCAATCCCGAAGTTCTGCAAGCGGTGCAGTCGTTCGCATCAGATTTCGGTATCGATCTTTCGGTTGAGAATATCGAGATCGGTTCCGAGCTGGTGGATGGAAAAGTGACAGTCAGCATCGAGGGTGACGAAATCGTTTCCGGTGATTTCTGGAATCTTCTCGAAGAGTGCAAGCAAGTCGGTCGTTTGATCGAGTGGTAAAGGAAAGGAAAGCAGAAATGATCGATCCCCGCTCCCCCCTCCCCCGCTCCGATGCGGAGCTGAAAAGCAAGCGCAACCAGGACGGCACGATGAAGTCCCGCTCCCAGTACCAGGCGGATGCCGAAGAGTTCCTCGCTCGCTACAACGCGCGCCGCGAGCTTGAGGCATTCAACCGCTACGCTGAGTGCCCTGGGCCCAACGAAGTTTTCGCGGGCACCACCTACGGCCCCAGCATCGACTAGCCAAGAAACAAGGAAAGGACCAAGGCAATGAGCAACGTTGAAGCAATGAAAGAGCACTTAATCCGAGTGATCGCCCGAATCCATCCCAGCCAGGGATTGGACCAGCACGAGCGCGAGCTTATCGAGTCGAACATCGACTCGTTGATCCTCGCAGTCCAAGAATCGACCAAGTAACAACCAAACCAAAAACCAAAAGGGAGAACCCAATGAATTACCAACTGAAAACCGTACTTGAAATCACCGCAATGATGATCCGCAAAGAGGGATGGGTCAGTAGTGGAGCGGCACGCAACAACCCCTCACTGCGAAGCACGGCGAGCTATGTGTCGGACCATCTGGAATTCGACGGCAAGGCCAAGCCCTCTGCAGCCGACAAGCGGCTCGCTGGGAAGGCAGTCGATTGGTTGCATTCCGAGAGCAATCCTCGCGGTGACTACATGCGCAAGATCGTGGAGCTTGCAGAGAACACCACCGTTACCCGTCGGGAGCTTGGACTCGCCTGCAGCATCGTGGGGAGCTACCAGCGCAATCAGCAGTGGGCCCGGGAGAACGCAGAGCGAGCCGACAACCCGGGACGCCACGTCGGGAGTGTTGGAGATCGACTCAGCACCGTTGTCTGCATCGAGGGGATTCGCGAGATCGATACCCGCTACGGTCGCCGCTACCTGCACAATCTGCGGGACCGCGACGGCAACGCGCTGGTTATTTGGGGCTCGCGTCGCTTCGGTTCCATCGGCCAGAGCTACCGCATCCGTGGCACGGTCAAGCAGCATTCCGAGTTCCGAGGCCAGAAGCAAACCACCATCAACCGCCCGCACTTCGGAGCCGAGGTGGCAGCATGAAGTGGATCAAAGATCGAGACATGGGGCGAGGACTTGGGTTCTGGCACCGTCGAGACCGCGCAGTGATGATCTTCCGGCTTGGTCGCCATCTACCCTACACGGTCCAATGGTATTCACTGTTGGGTGGAGCCCGACGGAGCGCGGAATACATGACACTGGCCGAGGCAAAGTCGCACGGAAACCTAATTGAGTGCTAGGGAGGGCAGCATGTATTTTGAGATCATTGAAGAAGAATTTGTAGGATCATTGCGCGTGAGTTTGATCCGACGCCAAGGGCTCAGGCGTTTCGAAGGCGACCCAACAAGTTACGTTTTAGAGATCATGCGACCCGACGCAGTGCTGACGCCAGAGGCTCAGTCAGCCGCACGTGCTGAGTGCATGGAAATTATGAGGCTAGTACGTGATGCCTTAGTCAAACGCGGAAGGAAGGACAGAAAACATAATCCCCGAGCATTGGAGCCGTACGAACGAACCGTATCAGATTGGGTGTCTGAGGATGGGGATGTCAACGGCGATGGTGTGCAGGATGACTAAGGCCGCAGACAAAATCCGTCGCTGGTGTGATCGCAACGACTACACCCAGCGGCGGCTGGCCGAGCGAGCCGACATGCACCCCTCGCGATTCTCAGAGATCTTGCAGGACAAGCGTGTCCCAACTCTCCGCGAGGCTGTCGAGCTAGAGCGAATCACGGGCGTCCCATGTAAACTCTGGCTTCGCTGACCACCCGCACGACAACTCCAACCCCCTCTTTCCATGGTCACCATTGCCTGCTAATACAGGCAATGGCGACCTGCTTTTTTCGTGGAGCCAACCATTGGAAGGTCTGGTTGCCGTCTGGTCCGCTGCCCCTGGGAGACCGGGGGCAGCAACTTCCCTCACAATCTAGTTGACGAGCGTAAACCCTAAGCGGTACAGAGGGGAATCGGTTGACCGATCCCTGCCTGGCACGTCCAGGCACGCGACGGGCTAGGTTGAAAACCGAAAGCGCTCTCCCCCCGAGTGTTGCCCGTCGCGATTCCCTGGGGTGCAGAGGCGCACAGTGAGACTACCAAGCCTATCCGAGATCGACAGTCGCGCGACCAAGCTCGCTAGAGAAGCGAAGAGGCAAGCCGACCCCCAACAGTATTTGATCGAACGCGTTGCGCGCCTTGAGCTGTTCCTGGAGCGCCTCACGGCGAACGACCTGATGCGGTTCCGGGGGCTGCGATGAGGAAGGCACCAGAGCACCTGCCAAAGCTAGAGATACGCAGCAAGAAAATCAGGCAGTCACTCGTCTTCGAGTACCGATTCAGTGAGTTGTGCGGGTGGCCATCTTCACGGTAGACGGTTCTGCCTTCACCTTTCAGGTCCAAAGTGATTGGGGCGATTACTCTCATCGCTGGCCGAACGATGGGGCGGGTCGAAATCTGCAGCGACTCTCCGAGTGGTGCCAGAGCGACCCCGACTACGTGATCCGCAAACTATCCTACGGCTGCAAAGAGCTGAAGGATGTGCTCGACGAATCGGAGACTCGCAAAGCTGTTCGACGGTGGATCGGGGAGGAGCTGCGCGACAAAAAGCTGACGCGCGATGAGTACAAAGAGCGACTTTGGGACTTGAAGTGTTGGGACATGCACAACGAAACGGTGCTGTTTTATGAGGCGCCGACCTGGCTGGACCACTACTTGGTTGGAGACCTCATACAGAAGCGGCCATCGCATGCGTACGAGATCCTCTACCATCGCCTGCTGCCGTTCTTCGGGAAAGAGCTGGAATCCCATCTGCGAGAGATTGGGGAGTGGCGATGAGCAAGGAAGACTTGCACCCGGATCTGCAACCATTCCTTGAATACAGCGACTGCTTTGGGTTTTGCCTCAAGCATCCGCTGGTGTTCTCGGTTCCCTATAGCCCGTCACTGAATCACGACCTAAACAAGGTCTACGGTTGGAAGTGGGCAGAGGTCCGCAAGAGCCGAGCAGAGGGGAGATGGAGCAGCTACGTTTTTTTGTACGAGAGGCCGTACCGCTTCGAGGCATTCTATTCCATCGCGTCAAAACTCAGCGACGGCGAGTATTGGAAGCTGGTTCGGGAGATTTGGGTGGACTCCGAGAATCTCTACCAGTCGCAGCCTGAAGTCGTGTTCTCTCGCAAAGGTGCTTGGCGAATGATGGAGCCACAGGAGAGAGAAGCCCTCAAGGCGATGGTGTATCCGTTGCGGGTGTGGCGCGGCTGCATGGGTCACAACGAGGCAGGTTGGAGCTGGACGCTCGACCGAGATCGAGCGCAGTGGTTTGCGAACCGCTTTGGTCGCAAGGGTCGAGTAATCGAGGCGCGAGCTTCCAAAGGACAAGTGGTCGCCTACATCCAGGCCAGAGGCGAAGAGGAAATCATCATCGACCCCCAGGGGTTGAGGTACGAAAGGAGCGATCATGATCGTGGAACCACCGCCAGTATTTAGGCAGTTCTACAGTCGAGGGTATTGGCCAGCGAGGCGAGGAAGCGGGACCTACGTAGGGATAGACAATGGAGATCCCTGCCCCGAGCCAAACGAGCTAATCGTACTCGACCGCAACGTCGTGCGAGTCGTGCAGCTAGTTGAGAAGCGAAAAAACAGAAACATCATTTGGATTCTCAAACCAGACGACCGGCCCGCTGAGGCAACAGGTGAACTGGGTTGGGAAGATCCTGGGACAGAACTGAAGGAAGACGACGATGGTTAAAGGAGTCATAGGCAAAGGGGGCGGCGGGAAAATGTTGGTGCTAGGAATCACGCACAAAAACATTGAGGAGCTGAACAAGGGGAATCCGATCTACATCATGAAGCAAGATCTACCCGGGCTGCAATGCGATGTTCTGCTGGTGAGCGGAGCGACAGAGAAAGCCATCGCAGACGACCTAGTGTCAAACATGCCTGACGGGGCAGCGACCTGGTTGAGCAGACCCCACACCTGGACTGGCTGCTTCTAACCAAGCGCATCGAGCTAGTTGATGAGTTGATCCCCCAGAAGTGGCGGCTCTACAATCCAGGTCCCGCCTGCCCTCGAACACGTCCGCCATAGAAGCGCAGAACACGCGACGACGCTCACCTCCCAGTGCGAGTGGATGTGGAACCCAGGGCATCCGAAGGTCGACTGGATTATCGCTGGTGATGAACCCAGCATGGGCCCAATGCATCCGAGACGCCTGCCTCGAAACCAACACCCCATTTTTCTTCAAACAATGGGGGGACTGGCTGACAAACAAGCAAGCACCACAGGGGGTTGCGATGCCCAACTCATCCGTGCGACCCGACCCTTCCGGGCCTCAATACTTCAGAGTCGGCAAAAAAAACGCGGGGAACTTTTTAGATGGGATGCAGCACCTAGCGTTCCCATAAAAGAAAGCGAGGGAGGCAATGACCTTCAAAGCAAAGCTGAGAGTTCTAAACAACACGGTGGATGAGTTCGCCCAGGGTCGCTTGAAAAGATCCCAAGAGGAACTTGGGCGAGGGCCAAGCTGCCGGAAGGGTTGCACACACTGCTGCTACATGACGGTGACTGCTTCGCTCCCCGAGGCAATGGGCGCTCTGTTGGAGTTGGACAGGCTTGGGAAGGCTGAAGAGTGGGCAGAAGAAAAGAAAGATCAAATCATTGAGGACGCGATACTGGTTCAAGATCCAAAAATGACAACCACGAACTGGTTCGACGCAAAACGACCCTGCGCCTTTCTCGACCAAGAGAGGGATGAGTGCATGGTCTACGCATTCCGCCCCCATGCCTGCAGAGCCTACTACGTTTTCAGCCCTGCAGAGGATTGCGGAGGTGGATCAGGCAAGCGCGTGCTGGTCAGCGACGCTACGAAATACTTCGAGAGAATACTGCCAGACCTAGACAGGCTTTCTGCAGAAGTTGGGCTGCCTACTGCCTACTCCCCCATGCCCTATCTCATCCCGATTGCCTTGATGATCTTGAACGGCCAAGTGAAAGAGGGGCTACGGCTCTTGGCTATGCACGGTGCCTACGACCTTGGGGCATGGCTAGAACGCTGGGGCAGGTACCGATGACCAAGGCATTAAGGATTGCGAACCAACTCGACTCCATGGCGCGAGACGCAGAAGCCCTGGCAGATAAACTCGATGACAGTGAGTTTCTCTGCGGCAACTGCGATAGGCCGATGAACCTCAACTGGACCGAGGCCCAAGCCAAGAAAGAAATACTCGCAGCGGCCAACAAGTTTCGGAAGTGGTCGGCGAGGTTGAAAAGGAAAGAATCATGAATTCATGCGTGATGCTCGACCCACCGTGGCCGGAACGAGGGGCGGGTAAGATAAAGCGCGGAGCCGACCGCCACTACAAGGTGATGCCCGTACGAAAGATGCCCAAAGCGATCTTTGACTCTGGGGTGTGGGGAACCATTGCTCCTAGCGCGCACTGCTGGATGTGGGTGACAAACAACTACCTTGCAAAAGGCATGTGGCTCATGGAGCAAATTGGATTTCGGTACGTGACCAACGTTGCCTGGGTGAAGCTCTGGGAGCGTGGGGTGTACGGCCCCAAAGAGGGCGGGCTGACCACAATCCAAGTCGCGAGGTCGGCAGTTCAGATCGGACTAGGGCAGTACCTTCGAGGTTCCCATGAGCTGATGCTCTTTGGGGTTCGTGGCGACTTCATGAAACCAGACAAGGCCCCACCCAGTGTCATCTTTGCAGAGCGAACAAAGAAGCATAGTCAGAAGCCCCAGGAATCGTACGACTTGATCGAGAAGACAAGCCCCGGACCATATCTGGAGATGTTCGCCCGGAGTGAAGGCCAAGGCTGGACCGCCTGGGGGGATGAAGTATAGTAGAGGCATGGGACCAGTTACCGTTGCCGCAGGCCTGCTCATAGACAGCGAGGGCCGAATCCTCATCACCCAAAGAGCCGAGCATAAACCCAGGGGTGGGCTTTGGGAGCTTCCAGGTGGAAAGGTGGAACAGGGGGAGACGTGTGCCGATGCGCTGCGCAGGGAGCTTGCAGAGGAACTAGGGGTAGAGGCAGAGATTCTAGGGCCAGTCGGATCGAACCTGCACAACTACTCAGATGTGACAGTTGAGCTGCGAGTGTTCAAGGCAAAATGCAGACAAGCTCTGCGCAGTGACCCGGAGGCGATCAAGAACGTGGCCTGGGTTCCGCCTGAGCATCTGCCCAGCTATTCCTATTGCCCGGCTGTGCTTCCGTTCATCGAGGCCGCTGCCTGTCAGGTGTGATCTTGCCCGTTCCCCTGGGTGTGATTTCCTTTGACTAGAAAATCGTAGACTCGACCTAACTCTTGGGAGTGTGCTTCGGCGTAGCGACGATGCTGCTCTTTCATATCTTCGATTGCTGCGAGTACCTTTGCAGAATCTTCTTGCTGACGAAACCTCGCACTCTCCAATAGAGCGATCCGAGATTCTAGCTGCTCAATTTCCATCTTTGACATCCTCTGCAACCCCGGCGTCCTTAAACAGCTCTTGCCTGACCTGTTGAACTTGTTTGTGGGAAGGTTTCTCGCTGCTCATAGACTTCAGTTTGATCTTTCTATTTACCTTGGTTGCACTCGGTCTGTTGCGGGGTCCTTTGCGCTCGATGCCGATGACCTCTACTTCATCATCGGCAGACACCCCAGGTGGTTGCTCAAGCGCTTCTAGGATTGGCTTCGCATCCCGACGATTGCCCTTCGACAAAAGACCAACGACGGCTTTGAGGGCAGCTACTTCCGCCTGCAAGGTTTCTTTCGTTGACTCTAGGTGTTTGAGATCTTCGATAGTCGCACGACGCCATTCACGGTACGCCGCAAGCTCTGCAGACATCACTTGCTTGAGGGACTCTTCAGTCGTGCCGCCAGTGTAGGCTTGAACACCGCTACCAACACCAGCACCAATGGCGGTCACCAAAGCGACCCAGTTGATCGTGCGGTGTCTACGTGCGCTCACCTTGGGAATGTAGCATGAGGGATGGGCGAGGTGTCCAGTTGTAGCCTGTTTTTTCCCGCCAGCTTCTGCTCTCTTCTAAGCGTTCCTCCATGCGCTGTTTTGCATAACGCTCATCTTCCTGGCGCTTTCGTTCCCGGCTCTGCTTCAGGTGTTGCCTGTCCCAGCGTTCGGCATGTTGGATTGAATCAAAGAAAAAAAGGTGTCCATCAAAGTCAGTCATTCTCGACCTATACCTCTGCCTTCCCCGAGCGCGCAAGAATGTGCTACGACTGGAGCAACGATGCCAATCGACCCAATACCCTTTGGCTTTTTCAGCGGTGGCGCAAAGCTCACACCATCCGAGGGTGAGAGTCTTCGCAGCGTACTCAACGAGGTCATATCTCTGGCCAACGCTCTGGAAGGTACTCCAGATCTAAATGAATCTGTGAAGGTCAGCCTGGCCGACGCAGTGACAGGGTTTCTGGAAGACAAACTCCAGGCCGGTTCCGGTATCGCATTCAATGTCGTGGACATTGGTGGCGGGAATCTACGAATCGAAATTTCTGCACCAGGGTCGTCAACAGATATCGCGGTGCAGGTGACTCCAGGAGACACGACACCTAGTGGGCTGCAGGCCAAGCTGGTGGACAAGGATGGAAACTCGTTCTTCGTGAAGCCGGACACCGTCGGTGGTGACGAGAAGTTGCAGTTGCCTATCGGTGCAGGGTCTGGTGCTGGTGGGTGGATCTACATCGAGGACGTGAGTGTTCCTGGTGGCTCTGCCGGAACCAAAACCTTCCAGGACGCAGGTGCCACGGTCCTTCAAAGCGTTACGGTCAGTGATGCTTCGATTGAAGTTGCAGTACGTTCTGGGTTTCCGCTCGTGCAAGTGGACGGAACACCGGCAACACTTGCACGGGATGTATCGGGCGGATTCTTTTCTGGAACGGTACCGATCACGATTGCGGGTACGGGGGACATCGTAGCGGTATCCATCGGGCCGGACGGCGACCCCACTGCAGAGGACACCGTAGCTGTAACGCTCGAATCGCCTCCAACCCTCACGCAGGCAAACTTCGCAGGTCCGTACCCAACCGGGCCCGGAGGACTACAGAGCGAGTTGAAAGAAGATGACTCCTTTGATCTTCAGGTGGCAGCGGACAAGTCCTTCGATCTGGTAGAGATCTTGGCCTTTGGGGCTTCCAAGTTTGTGTCTGTCCCTGTTGCACCAACAGTCGGACCGGTAACAGTGCAGATTGCAGCAGAAGACCAAGGGGATGTTGCACAACTATTATCTGCGCAAGTACGAGTACGCGATAGCGTAACCGGTGCATTCTCCGCAGCTCGCGACACCAACGTTGGTGGGGGTGGCGTCGATGGTGTTGACGTGGTCAACCTCAACAACCTTCGCCCAACAGGTTCGATTGGAAGCATCGACTACCCTGTTCCTCAAGCCGCGCTCAAGGGGGTCGAGCAAGCAACGGTCAACCATACTGCCAACGATTTCGATTCAATCCAGTACGTAGATCCAACCGGAACACAGATTACAATAGCCAATGACACTACTTTTGAAGCTGCCAAACAGGTTACGAGTCAAAACCCGGGAGTCTTCAACGACGCCACCCAAAACTTCCGCTACACCCTTACCCGAAACGCAAACGGATCTCAGGCCACTGTGTCTGGAGTTGTCGTCATTGCGGATACGCCAGCAGTCGTAACTATCGGACTGCCTGCAGCACGACTTCGTTCTGGCGGAAACGACGGGACAGCAGCTCAAGATCACAGCGTCGTGGTGCAGTCCTCACAACCCCTACTGTCAGCACCGAGCCTTGCTGCAGACTCTGGCGGAAACAGAGGGGTTTTCCAGGGAGGCGGGTTCACTGGGGGGCCCAGTAACTGGTCGCGCGATCTCAGGGTCGATGAGACCGTGCCAACGGAGAAGGGTGTTTTCAGCTTCGAGAATCTTTCAGCGACCAACTTGGCCAACACCGAGACAACTGTGATCTCTGGTTCTGCTGATTACGACCTAGGGGGATTTGTTCCTCGACAGAAGGTCGTTCCCGCCTTTGCATCGACAGTACAGATTGGAGTCGAGGTAGTGGACTTCACCAAACTACAGGCTGGGGCGTTCTCCCCTGGCGGGGCGTCGGTCAAACAACCAATCGGAACGACAGCCGACGTGGTCAACGGCTACACCATCGACGCGGTTGGGGTGAATCCAACTACCATCAAGCTACTGGATGACGACGCAGTAGCAGCCAACAGTCTCGGGCTCTACAATCTTTCGGATATCGAGGAGGTTGTATAGAGATGGCGCTGCAAGACGACGTTGATATCCTCACTGCGGAGGTGCAGGCACGTGAACCGTTCCTGACATCTACTTCAACCGGTTTCGATGGCAACCCCAACGATCCCGGTGCGCCAGCAGTGATTCAGGCAGCCCCGCTGGGTACGTGGTACCACCGCTCAGGTACAGATCAGTTCTATCGCAAGAACGTTGCAGGTGTGTGGGAGCTGCAGGGCGGCACCAAGGTGGTCACCGAGGAACCCATTACGGTCACGGTGGACGCTGACGCATTGAACGCTGCCCCGCGACCACCGGTTGGTACTGTGTTTGCCAGCCAAGGCGACGTTACTGATTACTTGGCTTCGCAGAGCGGAAGCCCTAGCGCGTTTGCAAATTTTGATTCCTTCTACGACTTCCTTCCGATCTTCTGCGCGCATGATATTACGATCAACACATTCAACACCCAACGTCCTTCAACAGCAGCACCTGGAGGGTTTAGCGGTGCTTTTGTGCTGCAAGGAAAGCAATTTCTGAACGGTGTGAGCCTCACCATCCAAGGTGACCCAGACCCAGACAACTGGGAACAAGTGCATGGAGGGGGGGTAGTTCGCAGTCACCAGATGGGAAGCCTTCTCCCTTTCATAACCTCAGACCCAGCAACCTTTCCGAACGACGGCAGCCTCAAGGGGCAGTATGTTTACACGGACAATGGGTTCCTCGGCCTGATTTGGCGACACGATGACCAGACCGTTTGGCTGATGAATAACGTGTGCCCCCTACCTATCGACAACACCACGACCTTCACCATACGGCGACCATCCTCAATTTTTGTCAACAGCCAGGATGGCCTGACGAATTTCGCCAACTCCATGATGAGTGTAGATCTCGGGAATCCAGGTGCGCTTCTGAACCTTTTGGATTGCAGACTTGACGGTGCCTCCAATTCCTCATTCACGTTCGCGATGACCGGTGGGGGATTGAGCGCGGAACGCACCCAGTTTGACGCCAAGTTTGTCGAAGTTGGGCCAGCCGATGGCATCCAGGTTGCACTACGTAGCAAAGCCACAGCCTTTCAGCAGCTTTTCATGTGCTCCGTTCTAGCCGACGAAACAATCACGCTGGGGTCTGACTTTGCTGGTGACTGTGACGGCGAGTTCCTGTCGTTCTGGAACACTTATATGTCGGGCCACAAAGGTGGATGGTTCAACGCTCTTGGGGCCCTGTCGTATAACGCCAGCATTCTGGATGGCGTTGCTGAATCCAAGCAATTCAGCACGGCGGCGTCCCTTGAAATATCTGACGGCGGGAACCTTACCGGTCAAGAAATCAGTTTCTTCAGGCCAGGCGTTCGCTCGAAGATCATTAACACCCGAACGAACGCAGATCCCTCCCTTGAAGTCCACGCGCTGAGGCTGTCGGGCGGTGGAACAGCAGCGCCCTTTGCCTCAGACACAACCGCTCAGGTCATTGAATTCGACAATTTGAACCAACAAACTGCGATTGAGATCGGTCCAGGATGCACCGTGGACTTCAGTTTTGCGCTTCAGCAGTTGGTAAACGGACCCAACCCAAATGCAGGTATAGGATTCGGGGTGACAGGTGCACGGGCCACCCTTGCGGTGAACACGAACACTGATCTAGATGGTGCAGGGGGCGGGGCACAGATAGCTGGAGCAACAACCGGTGACATCAGCGCTGAGGTTTTCAGTCTCGCCGAGCTGACTACGCAAAGCCCGCTTGGCATTCTCTCTACCTTCAACTCCGCATCAAGGACATGATGACCGACGACGAGATCCAAGCACTGCGCGGAAAAATGGTTCTTCGCAACACTACAGGGGCACCCCTGGACTTGACGACCTACAGCTATACCTTCTCTCCAGGGGAGGAGCTGGATATTCTCAACAAAGACACAGATCCTGCGATCATGGCATTTGATTTCAACACCGCTCGCAACATGGTAGGCCGAGCTGGGGTAGGGGTGCCGCCCAAATCAACAGCGTTAGAACTAGCGCAGCTCATCAGCGCTGGTACCCTAGAGGTGATAGAAGTCACCCCACCTGACCCTGCGATGCTGCAGAAACTAGCCTAGGGCAGAGTTTCAGTGGTAAGAAGGGTACGAACCAGGCAAAGGAGACCTCGATGGCAAATAAGACCCCTACCCTAACCGAGCCCAATTCAGACTCCGTAACCGACATCCGCATCAGGTGCGACGGTCAAGGTAACGTGACCTTGCTCGTTGGAGCCGTGCAGGTCCAGAGCGACGATGCCTCGGTAAAGCATGAGGGGCAGTTTGAGTTTGACGTTGGGAACCTTCCTGCAGCGGTGCAGACGGCAGTGGACAACCTTGCCTCGGAGTGCCTGACCCGCTTCAAGAACCAGCACGGTTGGTCATGAGCGGCGCTGACTGGTTTATTTTGGCGGGCGTCGCAGTCATCGCCATCGTTGACGTGATCTTTGTCGTACGAACCACCCCCACTATATCCAGGCGTTTTCGATCCTATGGGTATCGGGTGTCGTTCTTCCCCTACGCCTGGGGCGTTCTGGGGGGGCACTTCTGGGGTCCAGATCTCGACCCCTTGCTTGGAAACTGGTGGGCATCTGTTGGGATTCTACTTTCTGCAGGAGGAGTGCTGTCCCTCGTTCACTGGCTGCTGTTGAAGCTAGACCCTCCCGACTGGACACCGTTGCTGTATATTCCTGCAGGAGTGGTGGCTGGTGTTTTCATGTGGCCCCAGTAGGAGAGAGCTATGCGATTTGAACGTGTGAAACTTCGCTATCCTGGATCTAGTGGTCCAGGGGAAGCGCTCAACGTCCAAGACCTGACCGAGAAAACGCTGCAAGTTGTCGGGGGGGCTGGGTTCGATTTCACAGTCGAGGCCTCCCTAGATGGAAGCAACTGGTTTGAGGCAGTGGCTTCCACGACGGGGCCTGTCAGCAATACAGCTATCACCGACCTAGCTGCGTTTCTTCGTGTGAACGTTTCGACTTTGGGTACGGCACCCGAGATCAACATCTACGGTCGCAACACTCGTACGCAGTGAGCAACAAAAGCAAACAGTCAGTCGTTGAGCGTAACCGAGAGGTACTCAGCAAGGCGTTCACCGTGGGATCAGAACCCAGCGGTATTCCTTTGCAGTCGTCGCAGCAACAGCCAGAGGACCGCGAGTCTGTATTCAACAAGTCTGGAGCAATCGAGCCCCCGCACGACCCAGAAACTCTGGCTGGGTTGTTCGAGATCAGCAATAGCCTGCGACCAAACGTCGATGCCTACGCGGTCAACATAGATGCCTTCGGTCACCGGCTCGAAGCGGCAATTGATCTCGATGCAGAAGACGCCAACGAAAAAATAGCTGACTCCATTATTATGGAGCGACTGGCAAAGGAGGGGTTCGACATCACGGAGGCTGAGCTGGATGACCTGAAGCCGACCGATGAGGAAATCGAGAACCGAGCCAAGGCACTCAAGCTAGGGTCGCGCATAGAGAAATCCAAAGTCCAAGCATTTTTCAGGTTCGTCGCCCAGGACATGAGCTTTCCAAAGCTGCGCAAGATCACGAGACAAGATCTTGAGGTCACAGGAAACGCCTATTGGGAAATCCTCCGCAACAATGCTGGGTCGATTGCTCGCTTTGTCTACGTGCCCTCTTGGACGGTACGTCTGCGCGGGATAAACCCGCAGCCGATGACCGTGAAAGAGCGGGTGCAGATTTCTCCAATAACGTTTGGCACCGTCAACATCACCAAGCAGTTCCGCACCTACGTTCAATTAGCAGAAACAGGTACGCCCGTTTTCTTCAAAGAGTTTGGCGACCCACGAATCGTATCACGCACCACCGGGCACTTCTTCAGCAACATGGAGGAGCTGCGAAAGAAAGAGGGCGAGACCGCGCAGCCAGCCAACGAGATGATCCATTTCAAAATCGAAAGCTCGCGTTCTCCTTATGGGGTGCCGCGCTGGATCGGTGTATTGATCTCGGTTCTGGGGTCTCGATCTGCTGAAGAGGTGAACTTTTTCTACTTCGAGAACAAGACCGTACCCCCGATGGCGGTACTTGTGTCCGGTGGCCGTCTCAGCAAAAGCTCAGTGCCTCGCATTGAGAACTTCATTGAGAACCAGATCAAAGGAAAGCGAAATTTTCACAAGATCATGGTGCTCGAAGCGGTTGCCCCCAACAACCGGACCGAAGGGCCGAGCCCACAGCGCCCGATGATCGAGATCAAGCCCTTGCTCGATGCTCAACACAAGGATGGGCTCTTCCAGGAGTACGATCAGAACAACATTGACAAGGTTGGGTCGTCGTTTCGAGTACCTCGTTTGCTTCGGGGGGAGTCGCGAGACTTCAACCGGGCAACTGCGCTGGCCGCACTGCGTATGGCAGAGGAGCAAGTCTTTCAGCCAGAGCGTGACGACTTCGATTTCTTTGTAAACAATCGAATCATGCCAGAGCTGAACGCAAAGTTTTGGCGCTACCAATCGAACAGCCCCGTCAGTCGGGACCCCGAGACAATGGGCAAGCTCGTTGCAGAGCTGACCAAACAAGGGGTGCTCGTACCAGCAGAATCTCGAATGCTCGCGGGGGATATATTCAACCGCGAGTTTGAGATCATCAAAGACGACTGGACCAAGCAGCCGTTGAGCTTCACTCTCGCTGGAATTCAGACCGGGCAAGAGTCTTCTCCGAGCGCACGCCGCATCGACGAAGAAAAGGGCGACACGACGAGCGGGGACCTGGACAGCGGTGGACGATTGAAGCCCGCCCAAGGTAAGCAGCCCAAGATCCCATCAATCACGAGCGATGGAATGAGCGAGGTCGCTCAAATGCTGCTTCGTATCCGCTCCAGCCTTACCTCGTCGCTGCAGAAGGAAGAGATCGAACAGTTGCGACGTGACCGGGAAGAGAACGGGGGGGAAACCATAGTGATCGAGGTAACCCCCGACCAGATGGATGAGTTCATTGACCGAGAGTGATGGAAAGGCTTGGGCAGAGGAAGCCCAGCAGGAAGCCGCCCAAGAGGTGCTTTGCTGCAGAAAATGCAAGGTATTGGGGCCGATAGACCGGGCAATGACGGTATGGCGCAACGGGTACCTTCTCTATGGGATCTGCGACGACTGCACGGCTAGAAATGAGATTGTCATCCGAGCCACCGAGCGTGGAATCGAAGTGCAAGGTCGAGAGCGGTCCCCTATAGTCCTGTCCAATGTGCGAAGTTCCTGAAACAGTATTTTCGGTTGAACCCGTACCCTTCACGGGCTTTTTCAACGTTGGCCCAAACCTCGACCTTGGCGACCGATGCGACATCGCTATGCGTGCAATGGGGTGGCGTCCGCCTGAAAACCCAGGAGTAGCCAAAGGGTACGTGCTCGTATGCGGTGAGAAGTTTACCCGGGGCGCCCCGGGGGAGAGTCTGGATAATCTGCAGAGAGTTGCGTCAATGATAGTTGCGGAGACTGGTGAGGAAATCATCGTCGGCAAAGCAGTCTGTATGGTTGGCGAGCAGATACTCTACCAAGGGATCGAGAAACTACGACGAGCCTCCACCGAGAAAATGCTGACCAAGGCCATCGAGGCAGCCGAGGAAATTCTGTTTCCTGTTGAAAAGGCCAAGCGAATTCTCGATCCTAGCAAATCTCGCAACAGAGCCTTGATTGTACGCCAGGCCGCTGACGCCATGGTGGGAGTCGCTGGCAAGAACGAGAGGGCGCAGATACGAGCAGCTCGACGGTTTATTGATTCCGACTGGCCAGGGATGAACGCCAGGCGACGGAACAATCTCATACGGCAAGCATCGGCACGGATCGAAGAGGTACCGGTACGCGCGGTGCGTGGGATTCGAGGCGTCATTGAACGTGAAGGCGAGCGAACCATGAAGGGTGCGCGACGTGCTGCCATCGAGCGACATCGTTTCGACATCAACGTGAGCCTGACATCTGCAGACCGAGAGTCTTTGCGTGCAGCGCAGCAGACCTCTGTAACCTGGTTGACCAACGAGTACGGTGTACGGGCGTCCCAGTTCGAGGGTCGTGCTCGTGAAATTGTAGAGCGTGGCCTGGAAGAAGGACTGGGGCGTGGGCAAATATCGGAAGACCTTTTAGGGGAGTTCCGAAACAGGGTCTCAGGCCGGACCGAATCCTACTTCCGTGTGTACGCTGCTGCTTTGGTTGATCGCTCTAGGTCCCGGGCAGAGCTGAGTTCCTACGTGGATGCAGGGATCACAAAGTTCGTAGCCGTAGCGGTCCAAGATGAGGCGACCACCGATTTCTGCAGGTGGGTGGATGGTCGAGTCATCGACGTGGAGCGATCTATCAGCATCATGGAGGACGCCGAGAAAGCCGGGAGCGTGGACACCATGAAGGCTGCCAACCCATGGGCAACGACCGAGACTACCAGCGATGGGCGCACCTTTTGGCAGGCCAACGGAACCAGGCTGTTTGAGGTAAACAAGACCGGATTGGGGACTCAGAGCGCTGGCAACTACTCCACCACGAGCGCTGGACGCAACCTGGAGGGAAATCGCATAGGTGCCCCCCCGTACCACGGCCTTTGCCGCACGACTACGGTTGCGGAAACGTAGTCCAATGAACTACAGTCGCGCTCGATGGGTGTTGAAGTCATCAAACGCGGCTCCTTTGCGGAGTTCCTGAATTCACCAGAGCAGCTAGCCACTGTCACGCAACGCATCGAGGGCATGCTCTTTGACTCATTCAAAGAGGATGCAAGGAAATCGAGGTCGCGCGAAATACAGGTCAGCAACTCGGAGATGCGACGACGCTTCGAGATTCTGACAAACTGGTTTAGAGTGTTGCGGGGTGATATGGGATACTCGCTACAGCGAACGCTCGATGAAATGCCAATGGCGCTTCGGGCTGAGCTGGACGGGGTGCCGTACGTACCCAACCAGAGAACCATGTGGGCTTCAGCCCCAACAACGGAGTGAAACACCATGAGCGATAAGTTCACCGGCATGCTGGAGTCACTGACAAAGCAAGCAAAGGGAGCATTGGCAAAGGGCAAGGGTCGCGTCGAGAAGACGATGAGTCTGGAGAAGTTCCAAGCCTACGCCAAGGATGAGTTGGCCGATGCGATCAAAGAGCAAGATGAATCTCGCATCGAAGCACTTCAGCAAAACATCGAGTCGGTAGGCAAGCAGCTCGAAGATGATCCCGACGCTGAGGTGGTGAAGGTGAGCGTAACCCGGGATCCTGCGCAGCATCGGAACGAAGGCGACTTCACCGAGAGCACGCGCAAGCTCACCGATGCAGTGGAGAAGCTCACCGAAGTCGTGACCGATCTCAAGAAAGCCAAGCCCTTTGGCGAAGACGACGACGAGGGCAAAGGCAAGAAGGCCGACGAGGAGGAAGAGAAAGAGAAGGAACGACGACTCAAAGCCAAGGCCAAGCAAGAGGAGATGGAGGAGGAAGAGGACAAAGAAGAGTCCAAGCGCCGCAAGGCTGCTGGTCTTCCTGATGAGAGCGACGAGGAGAAGGACAAGCGCCGCGCGGATCAGAAAGAGGAAGACAAGAAAGAGGCCAAGCGCCGCAAAGAAAACGGCGAGGACGAAGAGAGCGACGACGAAAAACGAAAGCGTCGTGCCAAGTCTCGCGATGCGGAAATCGCAAAGCTCAAGAAGTCCAACGACGACGTTCGATGGCCTTCGGACATGAACACTGGCCGTAGTCGCACCGACACGGAGAAGTGGGGCCAAGTCAACAAGAGCGACGGTGGCAACGATTACCGTTCGTTCGGTGACGATCCCCCAGAGCTGCGCGGCTCCTAAACTCAGCGCAACAGGTACAGGCCAACACTAGAGTTGGCGATGGAGGGGCAGATGCCCTCAAAGGAACGAGTGCCGGTGTGTGCAATCATCGGCACCAAAGGTTGGGGCCCAAAGTGGTCTGATGAGGTTGCCGACATGGCGTTTTACGCTGGGGCGGCGGCTGTTGAAGCGGGCTACCATGTTCTGACCGGTGGACTATCAGGTGTAATGAGCCACGCCGCCCGTGGTGCAAAAGCTGCGGGCGGCGTTTCTATTGGAGTTCTTCCGGGCTCCTGTATCAAAGACGCAAACGACCATATCGACATCGTGATCGCGACGGGCATTGGCTTTGCTCGCAACATGATCACACCACTGTCGGCTGACATTGTTCTAGCCTTGCCGGGTCGACTCGGGACTCTGCAGGAGATGGCCTATGCCCTCGACAACAAGAAACCCGTGCTGTCTTGGGATAGCTGGACGTTGGATGGCGTGAGCGTCGCTGCCCGCGAGGACCGAGACGCTGTGGAGGCATGGCTTCGTAGCAGGCCAGAGACAGAGGATCAGAATGGATAAGGAGCAGGAAGAGAAGTACGGCAAGCTCGTTGCCCAATGGAAAGAAGCCGTAGAGTCATACGGCACGGGTTGGGATGAGGACGGACCGGAGATCCCAGTCGATTACCCGCTCGACGTAGACATGGTGAACTACTACCTGTCAGGTCTGTTCAAGGTGTACGACGGCAAAGAGGCCCACCTGTTCACTATGCCAAAGTGCGATATCCTGGCGCGGGTAACCAGAGTCAAAGCGCACATGAATCGAATGATATCCTCGATGGAGTTTGCACGGGATACTCTCAAGACAGAGAAAGCCGACGAAGCGGTACCGGCATGGGAGTGGGCAAAGCTCGCCGCAGAGAATCTGCGTGACGCGCACCATGGCTCCAAGTTCCGTGTCATGGCGCGCTCAAAGATTTCTTCGAAGCTCAAAGCCCATTGCACTGGCATCCCCTCAACACTGCCTTGGAGCATCGGCATTGGTTACGAGCTGAGCGACAGGATTGATCCAGATCTAAAACAGGGCCACTACCTTTTCCACCTTCGAACGACAGTGTTCACGGTTTGCCCATTCGTTCTTTTTGAAACAGACGGCAAGCAGTCCCACACGCAGCGTACGCACATCGACATTGAGTTGATCACTGACGCACCCGTGGTGTTCGCCCCCATCATGCGTGAGGTGACTGGCCGACTCGTGCCGGTTATGTCGAACATGAAGATCCCAGATGAAGTCGTGCAGGTGCTGAAGTCCTACGCTGGCCCTACCTTTACCGAGGACGGTGCTGTCCGGGTACAGAAGATTCTGCGAGGCATCACTGCAGAGTTTGTCCCCGACGGCAAAGTCATCAACTGCAAGGTCAAGGCGGTATCGGAAGACAGCCACCTGGCACACGACATCGTGACTACGCTAGAAAACGATTTGGCATGAGCGCCGCAGTGATTATCCAGGGCATTACTGCTGCCTTGTTTGTTGCAATGCTGGTTGCCTATCTATTTGTTCGTGGCGGAACCTGGAGTGGAAGCTCGACCATGAAGCAGCTTTTGGTGTGGTATCCACTCTCATCCCCGTGGCTGCTGGTGCGTGCGCCTATTCTTTACCTGCTCGTTGAGTACCTAGGGGTGGACTTGTGGGTGGCAATTGTTTTGGAATTCATCGTTGAGCGGCCTTTGTTTTTTCTGACAGCTCGCGAAATAGCCCACCGAGTGAAGTAAATGAAGATCGACTTAGGCGCTGACCCTGCGGGGGATGAGTTTGATCCGAAGGATTACGACCTAGATACGCGGCGAAAGCGAACCCCGTCAGGGCAGACGCTCGCAAAAAAGTTCCCGCATCTTGAGTACGCTTCGATCCCAAAGATAAACGAGCCCGAGAAATGGAAGCTCCAGGGGTGGGGAGAGATCGAAAACCCGTTCGAAGTGTCACTCCGGGAGATGATGGATCTATGGCCCGAAACAAAGATTCAGCAGGACTTCCATTGCATCACTGGGTGGTCCCTGTTCGACACAGAATGGCAGGGGGTTCCAGCAGCCCACATTGTTGACCTGGTGAATCCTCATGACAGCGTGACGACGGTTCTTGTCCACGGTCTCGACGAGTTCAGCACCTGCCTATGGGTCGAGGATTTCCTGCAGGGAATCCTGGCCTATGGGTACAAGGGCAAGCCGCTATCCCCGGCCCACGGGTTTCCTCTGCGCTACATCGCACCGCCCCATTTGTGGCAGTATAAGAGCTGCAAGTGGGTCACCGGCCTAGAGTTTCTGACCAAACACAAGCTGGGTTTTTGGGAGATACGAGCGTACTCTGACTCGGCACAGGTCTGGGAGAATGATAGGTACGCCAACCCCACCGCCGCCAAAGGGAAGTCTATTGGAGCCATCCGAAAGGCGGTTCTGAAACAGGGCTCCATGGAGTATGGTGTAGACGATGCCACGACAACGAGTAAGCAAACTTCCGGGAAGCCCTAGCACGCGACCGCACTCGTATTTCGTCGCCGTAGCCAAAGATCAGATCCAGATACTCAAGGAAGAGGGCATCCGAGAGATGCTCGTTTCCTACCACTACTTCAAGAAAGGGTTACCCAAGGAGCTAAACGGCGTGCGTGTGTTGCTGGACTCGGGTGCGTTTTCTGCAGCAGTGCATGGGGGAAAGGTATCAATCGAAGAGTACGCCGACTTTGTGAAGTCTCACAAGTCACTTGTTGAAGAGTTCATGCCCATCGACGTTCCGTCGAGCCCAAAGAAGACCGACGAAAACTTTGAAGCCCTAGTGAAGTTGGGTGTTGCCCCCATATATGTTGACCACATCCCAACAAAGATCACGGACCGCGCGAAGCAATACTACCGCACCGGGAAGAAAGTTGCCTGGGGTGGCATGGTCAATTCGTTTTGGCTGTCGCGCAAAGACAAAGAAGAAAAGAAGGACGGCAAAGGGGGAAGCTCTGAAGGGGGAAAAGGCAAGGGAAGCTATCGGAGCGCAACGAACACCCAGCTTATCGAGGTATGTCGAAAGCGTACAGATCTCTGCAAGACACACAACCACACCTACTTGCATCTATTGGGTGTTGGTCGCCGAAGTTGGCGGTACGCAGAGTTCTGGAAGCACGTTGACTCGTTTGATTTTACCTCGTGGGCCTTTGGCCCTGCCTACGGTCGCGTCGAAGTGCTCACGACTCGAAAGAACGGTTGGCCAGGTGTATCAGGTTTCGCGAAAGACAAAGTTCCAAAGGAAATTCGAGACTCTGCGCAAGCCAAGGGATTTGACTTCCTGAAGCGGGAAGACCGACTGCGTTTTTCGATCCGAACCTACAAACGGTTTTTCCAGAAACTCAACAGCCATATAAATAAGTCGCTAGAGAAGGGGGAGATACTCCCCATGCAAAAGGCGATGCTTGGCTACGACGAGATGTTCGATACCATGGATCGCGAGGTCGTTGAGCTAGCCAAGAGCTACACGAGTCCGTTGCTTGTGTACGTCGGGCCCGAAACCGAGCACATCCGAAAGGCCATCGAGGAAGATCGAGATCGCGCGACCAAGCAAGCCCCCCAAAATAGCCGTGGCTGGGAGGCCGACGAGACGATCAGGCGGGTGGAGGAAAACGGTAGGAAATTCAATCAAGACGAGGCCGATTATGTCCCAGAGCTAGGGCAGTCTGCCGACCGGGAGCGGGTGTGCGGCAATTGCCGGTTCTATCTTCGAGCGGAGACCGGGTCGGTTGGCGAGTGCCAGGTGGTGGACGGTCCGATCAATTGGTTCGGCACCAGCGATTTGTTCATCGACGCTGGTGCAGAGGCAAGACACTCGTTGCGTGAAAGCGATGAAAGGCGACGACGAGCAGCTCTGGAATTCGAGACGACACCGGACCACGCTCGTAAGATCATCGACGGTGATGTGTCGATGTTTCTCGAAGCAAAGAAGCACAGCATCGAAGGCCCGGTGCTGGTTACCGACGGAAGCACCGACTACGGAATCATCGAAGTTGAGGCCGCAGAGAAGATCTCGACATGGAAGTTTGCCGAGACGGTGACCGAGCATGGGTTGACTGATGAGGAGCGCGAGAAGCGGTGGCCGAAATCCAAAGTTCTTTGGGGGTACCGCGTTTCAAAAGTAGAGAAGTTCAAAGACCCAGAGCCCGAAGCCATAGAGCTGAACGACGATGAAGTTGAATCGCTGAAGTCTGCACAGTCGCTAGCACATCAGCTCGCTGTACTCGCGCCGAGCTTCTGCAAGCGCAGCGTCTCTTTGCTGTCGGGCATGCAGGGCAAGCAACCAATCGTGTCGTTTCTTGATTCGTTCCCCAGACGCGCGGAGGCTTTGAAGAAAGATCTCTCGGCGGTTAACACCGGAAAGCTGACGAAGTGTGGGGAACACAATCTTCTGCAGGTGGTCAAAGATCTCCACGGACATCTGTCGAAACTTCCACAGGACGCTATCAAGTCGCTTGGCAAGGGAGTTACCAACGGTCTGGGTGCATTGTCTGAAGTGATGCGACTGGCGTCGGATGAGTTTGGCCGCTCGCATCACTCAAAGAATTCCCGAGAGCACAGCGGAGAAATTCAGCTAGATCAAGTGACGACCCAGCTACGACCCGTGCTTCTGGAGCGTGATGCGGTGTCAGTTGTCGGCGGTCTCGCGAACTGGGGAGTCACCAAAGGTGACATCGACCTTCTATTGAGCGGGCCCAGTCTTTCCCCTCACATAGAATCCCTTGTTCCCGAGGGAATGTTTGGTCGAACCGCCGCAGCGGAGGGTGGAGACATCGGGGGTCCTGAAAATAGGGTGGGCCTGTACGACCTATGGCTGGTGCCCAAGTCTCACGAGGTACGGCCCGGGGATGGAGAGTTTCGAATCCTCCAGGCCAGTGACGCTGAGGTTCACGGTCAGCAGTGCATCGACACTGTGACTAAGGCCGAGGCGCTGTGCTTGGTTCCGAAGTCTAGGGGGAAGCGCCAGGCCGTCTATCAGTACCATTTTATAGGCAAGGGGATGCACGGCGACCTCCGGTTGCAGCTCGACGACGTGACGGTGGGGTGGACCATTGACAACCACCAGCCCGGTCGGGTTCCGACAGTCAAAGACGTAAGGGAGGCCAGGCGATTTGCTCGACGATTTCAAAAGAGCGGCTCTTACTTTGAGCGTGATTGGAATGAGGGGGTTGCTGCTACCCCGAAGGGGCAGAGCCCCATGGCCTGGCTAAATCTCGATCACGAGAAGGTCCAGCCAGGTGAGGTTGGGGCAACTGCAGAGGAGCCCGCAGTACTATCTCGGGTGACCGATCCAGACCTAAAGGTCGAGTACGGCCTGCAGACACCATCGGCTCACGAGTATTTTTTTACGGGCGACCCAGAGTTCCAGGGGCGGTTGCTGTTCTCGCTGCAAAAAACCGAGAAACCCCGGTGGTGGTCCCAATGGCAGACGGACCTTCGCCCACTCGTGCTCACCGAGCGTGCAGCAAAGGCCAGAGTCATGCCGCCTGACGGGTACTCTGGAATTCCTGTTTCGCTCGAACGACTCGTGCCAAGTTCCTTGCGATACTGGGAGGCTCGTGGGGAGGAAGCTCGCGCAATGCGCGACGAGTTGGTGAAGCGTGGACATTTCACTGACTCGAACGTGAAAGTCGTTAACGGGGACTTCCAGCGGGTCCTACATAAAATATACCTCGACACAGGAACACAGAAGGACAAAGAGACATCGAAGCCCTACGGAATTGCTTGGCAGCAATGGAAATCGGCAGAGGGTGACAGCCCCACGCGAGAGCGGTGGCATCTTGTGATTGGAAAGCAAGCCTGGGCGCTAGACCGCGACCCCTTGCAGGGGCACGAGCGCATCGCAGGGGATTGCCGCACGCTCAAGAGCACAAAGCTCATGAAGTTCGAGGGTCAGGCAAAGCCTGCCGAGCAAATCGGTGGCGAGATTCTCAATGCTACCAAGAGCATGGAGAGCTGGGTACGAAACGTGGACTCTGGGTTTGTGGAGTTCTTGAGCAAAAGTGAGGATGAGATCCGACTGCGGTTCCGTGGAAAGATGCGAGGCATCTACACGCTCAAGGCAGAGGAGCCGGGATCAAGGCATTGGGTTCTCGTCGCAGAGGAGTCCCAGGAGATTAGCAAGTCGAGTCGCGGAGCGTCGGCGCAGGTTTTCTTGCGTCGCGGGGAAGACCTCAGCCATGTAGAATGCCCGCCTTGCGGTAGCCTCAATGTTCGCAAGACCGGCAAAAGCCACATGGACGGCGGTCGCTCTTTGTCTGTTGTCGAGTGCAACGACTGTGCTGCGAGCTTTGCCCCCGGCCACATCAACGAAGTCCAGAACAGAGGGGAGTTGTCCAAACGCTTCGCAGAGTACGAATTGGCGAAAGCCGAGTTGGAGCCCGTCGAATCTTACTCCGTGATCAAGCAAGTCCCGGTACGTCAGGGGCTCCAGGTCTGGGCGAATTCGACAGATCCCTCTCTGGACCGTCGTCAGCTACGACCGTTCGCACTCTACGAACCCATGATGGGTTCAGAGTACGCAAGCGGCGAGGAGCTTCTGCAGAAGGTTGCGACATCGACCACGTTGCAAGGTGGGATGCTCGTGGAACCACGCCTCGATGGGCTGGAAGTCTCCGTGCAAAAGCGAGCCGAGCGCGTGCGCATCTTCATGAAGCAAAGCACGACGCTGCAAACACTGATCTTGGACAAAAAGCGTTTCAAGAGCGAAGCCGATGCTCGACGCTGGTTGAAAGAGCATGAGTTCACTTCGGGCAAGGTTGATGAAACCGAGGATTCCTATCGGTTCCGTCAGCGAGAGCCCGGAGAGTTCAAAGAGGGATCGTTCCGAACCATCACCCTGACCGCTGGGGTTAAGGGTGTGATTGGAATCCTGAAGCGACAGACCGAGAAGCGCGAGGAGCTTCGATGCGACATCGAGAACGAGGTACGAAAGCTGGGCGGGGACTTTGTGCTCGACGGATTTATTACCTCTGGTGATCGCGCGACCACTTACCTAGGTATTCATGACGCACTGTTCCTCCCCAGTGCAGGCAATGTGACGGCGAAGCGATATATCGAGCGACGCCGCAAGGTCGAGCATTTGTTGCAGAAGTCAGAGCAGGTGTACCTGACCCCCTCGCAATTGGTCCGTACGGATATCGAGCTGCAGGAGGCGCTGGTCTGGGCAAATGAGTCTCCCGAGTCGAACGGTGCTATCATCAAAGCAGCCGATGCGAGCTACACGTTCGGTGGAAATGAGCTTTGCGCAGTGTTCAAGGGTAATGCACAGACAGAGGATCAGAAGGCGTTTGACGAGGTCCTGCAGAAAAAGCTGCCATTGCTGAAGACCGAGAAGTCTACCGACGACGAACGCTTCGTGCTTGGCGTGGTGCTGGAGCCAAACGATGGTACGGAAGGCGCGCCGCTCGATCCCGACACCCAGAAGGACATCTACAGCGCAGAGGATATTCGAGAGAGCGCCCACAAATTCATGGAGAAGTTCCGTAATATCGGACTGATGCACAAGGGGGTGATCAACAGCAAGGTCAAGATCTTGGAAAGCTACGTTGCCCCAGTGGAGATGAACGTGAACGGAACGAAGGTCCGCAAGGGCACGTGGCTGCTCGCTGTTCGCGTTCTTGACGACGCACTCTGGCGAGCGATAAAACGAGGTGATCTCACAGGGTTTTCTATCGGAGGGTCCGCACTTCGAAAACCTGTTAAGGAGGCTGCGTGACAATTCGAAAAGCACGGTCCGATGGCGACGGGCTACATCGACTCGAAGACATCGAAACCGAAGAGGTGAGCCTCGTAGATCGCGCCGCAAACAAGCGCAAGTTCATTCTCACAAAGCGCGGCAACGTTGCTCCCGAGATCGTTGAGAACGATGACGGCAGCTTCAGTGCCCAGAGCGCGCTCGCACTCAGCACTGAGTCACGCGAGTCCATCCTCGAAGCCGTCGGCAAAACCCTGAGTCGCCTGCAGGGCATCCAAGAAATTGTGAAGTCTGCACAGATTGACGACACGAGTGCTTCAATTCCCGAGGAACTAGCCAAGGATATAGGGGATGCCATCCGTGTGGTGTCCAAGTCAGGCATCGTCAAACAGGACGACGACGATGACGACGACGATGACACCACCTACAGCAAAGACAAAGGCAAGAAGAATAAGAAGAAGAAGAAGGCGAAGGCGCAGAAGAAGTTTCCCGACTCTGCCTTTGCAGTTGTGAAGACTGCGAAGGGTGAGGATGCAGCCACGCGTTTCTTCCGTCACCACAGTTCCGATGTGGGTGACCCGAACGAGCATGAAACTCTGGACGTTGAGGCGTTGAAGCGATCTCTCAAGGCGTTGGAGAAATCCGACTTGCCCGAGGATGAGTTGGCTGCAGCGCGTCGGCACCTGGAGCGACATGCCGACGCCGTACTCGAAAGTCGTGGCGGTGATCCTTCGCTCGTTGAAGGGCGAAGCGATGACGGCAACAGCGACAATCGGGAAGGCACAAGCAAGGCCAGAGGTCAGTGGATGCAGGAGCTAAAGGAGCTTTTCGGTACGATGAAAGAAGTCGTATCCGAAGCAAAGAAAGCCCCCCAAGATGCTCCGAATACCAAGGGCCCGAACGTTGGGTCAGGTGAGCAGCCTGATGACAGCGCGGTTTCGGATGCAGCTCGTATCATGCGGGACATTCCGGGGTTGGCCGATCTCACCAAGGTTGCGGACCAACTCCAGGAAAGTCTGGATGAGATGCGCGACCTCAAGAAGAAGGTCTCCAAGCAGAACAAAACCATTGAGAAGCAACGCGAGGAGATCGAGTCCTTGAAGAATGGCGTTGGTCTTCCATCGTCGCAAACCCCCACCGGGGAGAGCGTGACGAAGAAAGACACTGGGGATGTAGTTTGGCCCCACGACATGAACGCCAAGCAGCGGGACTACTGAGATTCAACCCGAAATCGCGTCACCTAGGCGCAGGAGTATTTGAGAAATGACTGTTACTGCAAACCGAACCCTGCTGGAAAAGGCCGATATGGCCTTGGCGGATCTCACCAACGACGGTGGGCTTCTGCAGCCAGCGCAAGCCCAGCGCTTCATGCGCATTCTCATCGACGAAGCGGTGCTCATGAAGATGGCCACCGTGGTTCCGATGCGGTCGCCCAAGCAGCTCATCGAGAAGATCCGGTTCGCCGGACGAATTCTCCGAGCTGGAAACGAGGCCGTAGCTCTGACCCAGGCAGAGCGGAGTAAGCCGGACCTCTCTCTGGTTGAGTTGGATGCCCAACTCTTCAAGGCAGAGGTACGGTTGTCCAACGAGGTGCTGGAAGACAGCATCGAGCGGGGCAACTTCCGCCAAACGGTCATGGAGTTGATGGCCGAGCGCGTCGCGCTCGACATGGACGATATGATCTGGAACGGGGACACCGGCTCTGCCGACCCCTTCTTTGCCAAGTTCGACGGCGTGCGTGCGCTGACCACCAGTAACCTGGTGGATGCAGCGGGCGCACGGACCAACAAGACGTTGTTCCGTGACTCGCTGAAGACCATGCCCTCGGAGTTCTTACGCAACAAGCGTCAGATGCGGTTCATGACCAGCATCGACTCCGAGATCGATTACCGTGACGCGCTCGCTGAGCGTGCGACGGTGGTTGGCGATCGGTTCCTGGAGCAAGATGCCCCGGTGATGTATTCCGGTGTTCCAATCGTCCCAGTGCCCGTGGCACCGGAAGACTTGGGCGGCGGCAACGACAGCACCGAGATGATCTTGACAGATCCGAAGAACGTCAACGTTGGTATCTGGCGGAACATCCGCGTGGAGACCGACAAGGACGTGTCGGCTGGCGTTGTGATCATCGTGGCAACTCTACGCTTCGATACGAAGCTCGCAGAGGAAACCGCTGCGGTGAAGGTTCAGAACGTACTGGTTGCGTAGTTCCTCTGGAACTGAGCAGCTAGGATTTTTGGGCAGGCTTTTTAACCTCGAACCGATTTAACTAGGAGCAAGCATTATGGCTTTGGGAGCAATTACTTCAGTAAGTGAGAAGGGCGCGAAGACGCTCGAACCTCGCTTCAAGGCGCACGTGCAGTTTGCGGGCGACGGATCTTACCCTACCGGTGGGAGCACCGGATTTGCAGCGCTGATAGCATCTGCGCTGGATAAGGAAGGGGTGGACATCATTTCGGTGAGCCGTGTCGGTCTCTGTGGTGGGTTTACTCCCATCTATGATTCCGCCAACGACGCACTGTTGGTCACCAGGACTGCGGGTATCAACGCTGCTGATGAGGAGGTGCCGAACACAACCAACCTCAGCGGCGTGACCTTCGACCTGTTGGTCGAGTACCGCTAGGCCCTACTCGTTGGGGGGCTCGCGCCCCCCGGCGTTTTTTGTTACGGAGTCAATATGACCGACATTGGATCTCTCGTACGCAACGCTCGCGGCATGGGCACGGGTGGGGCTCGCATCAAAACCGCTGTTGCCCAGATCGGTGATGAGGCTGGCATCAAACAGACCATCCTAGACATAGCCACCGACCTCAATGCAGCGAACGTCGAGGGAGCATTCGGCGTCACTCTTCGACTCACGGCAGCACGACTCAACAAGGTTCCCACCCGTGACACGGACTACGGACAGGGTGGTGGAGCCCTCCAGGCTGGCGGCCCTGATGGGATGCGCCAGCTCATGCTCGACGTGGCAGCAGATCTGGCAGACATCAACGTTGCTGGTTCAGGGTTTTCGCAAACCCACACTGCTGCAAAGGTGCCCGTCGACTTTATGTCGGGCGGAAAACACATGCACCGCAATCCAGCATTCGGAAACGTTCGCCCCGCAGAAGATGACGGCGGCGTACCGAGCCCAGGAATCGGACCTGATGGGACGTACGATTGGATCGTACAGTCCCTGCAAGCAATCGCATTGGACATCGCAGCGTTGAAGGCTGCAGACTCACTCACCTTCACGCCGTTGACTGTCCCTGCGGTCTAACAGGTACGGTAAAAGGAGACTCCCAACATGGCGCAGCAAACTTACTTGGCTCGAATCAAGCCTTTCAATCCAAAGCGCGGCTACAAGGTCAAACGCTACACGGTGTTTGGAATCAAGTTCCAGGTCCAGAACGGCTGGTATCGGGTAGACGCAGCAGCAGCCGCCTACCTCAAGACCGTTCACCAGAACAACAACGACCCGGATTCTCCGATGGTCTTCGACGTTTGCAGCGAGGCAGAGGCTCGACGCGTCGTGGAGGCAGAGAAGCGAGCGAAGCTCAAGCGCGGGATCCCTGCTGACCCCCTCGATGCCGCTGCGGACATGACTGAGGATGCTCGTGCCCGAGCTGCAGAGGCAGCCAGCATGCGCAGCCCTGCAGAGCAGGTGGGGGTACTCGATCCGAGCGACCCAGGAGCCCTCACCACCAACGAGCTGCCCCAGGGCGGCCAAGGGGATCCCCCTCCCCCAGAAGACCCCGGAGCTAGCGACGACCTCCCCCCAGCCCCTCCAGGGGCCCCCACGGATGATCTCCCCCCCCCTCCGGGAGACTCCCCGACGCCCGAAGACCTGCAAAAGATCGACGGCGTTGGCCAGGCTACCGAGCAGAAGCTCTACGAGGCAGGGTTCACCAGCTACCAAGCTGTTGCCGAGGCAGACAGCGCGGCCCTGCAAGAGCTGGTCGGCTCCAAGGTGAAAGACATCCAGAAGCACGCCAAGAAACTGGCCAAGGGATAACCCATGCAGGGCGACCAGGCCCTGCGTATCACTCGCGACCTCGCACTGGCGGCGTACCTCAAGCTACGCGGTCTGCGAATCGTTCGAGCACTTCGCAAGGGGCGGCACGACTGGGAGTTTACGTTTGAGGATCCTAATCGCCAATGGGACACGTATGCTGTAGAGTTCACAAACAGCGAGTGCAGGCGATACGATGACGAAATGCGAGCACTCAAAAAGCTCGCGGGCGAGCATCGGAAAAACGGGAACGGCAAACGACGGTGAGATTCCTTGCACAGAATGAAGCCAACTCAACTACCAACCCGGTGCTGAGTGCTTTCATCCAGTCTGCTGGAATACTCCAAGATCCATTCTCCTTAGAGTTTCAAATCTTCAACCGTACGGGCGGGGCACCGGTCCAGGTGTTCCCGACTCCTGCACCAAACCGCGAGCCCGTAGATCTCGTGAACCACAAGATCGGCGAGGGTGCTTTCATCGCGAACTACACCGTTGACGGCGCGGAGCCAAAAGGACTCCACAGCATCAAGTGGTTTCTGGTGGTCAACAACGGAGACCCTGAGCAAGTCTTCGAGCAAGAGTTCGACGTTATTGAGCAAGGTACGGTCAAGCCTTTCGGCCAACGATGCTACGCGCTCATCAGTGAGATTCGTGCAGAGGACTTACCCGAGACGCAGGCCGACGACGCACGCGTACTGCAATCCATTGCTGTTGCCTCCCAGATGATCGAAAACTTCACCAATCGAGTCTTCGGGGTGACGCAAAAACTGATTGCAGTAGACGGCAGAGACAGCCCAGACCTTCTTCTCGACGAGCCTATCGTTGGCTTGAGTTCTCTGGAGATTCTATCGAACCTGTTTGGCTCCGAGTTGGTGTCCACCGCAACAGACCTAGAGGATATCAGCATCTACAACCGTCATCTGACCCAGAACCTTTCAGATCCAGACGACCGCGAGAATCCGATGATCAGTTTCTTTCGGTTAACGGACTATCTCGGCAACACCAACCAAGACAAACGACCACTGTTTCCCAATTTCATTTTCCCCTTTGGGCAACAGAACATTCGAATTGCTGGCGCGTTTGGGTACACCGAGCCCGATGGGTCACCAATGGGAGATGTGCCTCGTTTGATCCGTAGAGCCGCAACATTGCTGGTTGGGAAGCGACTGATTGGAAAAGCATTTACCGCAGGAGACGATCCGGTCCCAGGCGGGCCCATCAAGCGATTGAAAACTCGCGATCAAGAGGTTGAGTTCGCGGTGAACACGAACAACCTTGGCGGCGCAGCCCCGGGACCATTCACCGGAGATCCAGAGATCGATAACATCCTGCTGATGTTCGCCAGGGGGCCAAAGCTGGGGGCTGCGTAGTGCCGTTTCGTGGTGACCTCATCTTCAAGTTTTTGGCTGAGATTGCGCAGCTCGACACTGAAGCAACAGCCGAAGACCCCGACGGCGCTGGTCCGCTCGAAAGCGGCTACGATGCAGACTTCCGAGAACCGCTCACGATCATCGAGAACCTGGACCAACAGGTCGGACCATCCACACGAGCCGAGAAAGCCCTGGTCCGCATCCCGTGTCAGATCGAATCTGACGTGTTCGAGGCGCTCAACCAGTTTCTCTCGGGCAACGCCCCCGACACCAACATGGGCCTGGTGTTCCATTACAAAGACTTGGAGAAGTACGGTCTCGTCGACGCGACCACGGGCGACTCGCTTATAGGGGTGGGAGATAGACTCAACGCCATCTACACTCGACAAGGAAAGCTCGTGCAGGCGGTCGAGAATCCTCCAGGGCTCTACATCGCGGAAGCCAGACCCATCGGTTTTGGGCTCGACCTCACACACCCCACTAGAAACCTGCTACTATGTACTCTGGGAGAGCGTAAGCAGGGAGTCCAAACTTGAGCATTGTACGCGTCGGGCAATGGAAAGCAGCAGACTTTTTCCTACGTACCGGACCAGCAACTACTGACCTGGCTTTGAAGGTTGCACTACGCCGCGAGGCCCAACTGTTCCGTACAGAGCTGGTCAAAGGGATCCGAAGCGGCGCTCCCGGGGGAAAGAGATTCAAGCCGCTGTCCCCCTTCACCATTGCAACTCGTCGCTTCCGTGGGTTCAGGGGCACGAAGCCACTCAACGCTGGTGGAGATCTCGTGCGCTCTTTGAAAGTGGTCGAGCGACCGGATGGGATCTTTGTTGGTGTCCTGCGCTCTGCTCGAAACCGGGATGGTGACGACCTGGTGAATGTCGCCGCGGTGCAGGAGTTTGGGGCAACGAGCGTGATACGGCTCAACCCTGGGATGAGTCGATTTCTCGGCCTGATGTTTCGTCAGTCTGGGCTACTCCCGCCATCTTCCGTACGCTCGACGTTGGTGGTAAGAGTACCAGCACGACCGTCCTTTCAGCCGGTGGCAGAAATGCTTCGTAAAGGCGCGAAGGGCAGGGTAGAAAAAACGATCAACAAGGTGCTGAAACCATGAGTTTTTCCGACTTCCTAGAAAACGAGCTGCTGGACCATGTGTTTGGCAACTCAGCCTACTCCGCTCCTGGAGATCTCTACATCGGGTTGTCCACCGCAGACCCAGGGGACGACGGAGCAGGCCTAGCAGAACCAGTAGGTAACGGCTACGCCCGCGTGCAGGTGACCAACAACCTGACCCAGTGGCCTGCTGCTGCAGGGGGAAGCAAGAACAACGCGAACGACATCACCTTCCCTTTGGCTTCTGGTAGCTGGGGGAATATCACCCACTTTGGCATTTTCGACCAACTTGCTGGGGGAAACCTTTTGGGATCTGGCGCCCTGACGGTGGCTCGCACTGTCGGGGATGGCGACCAGCCTCGATTTGCGGCTGGTGAAATCACCATCAGTCTCGATTAACCACCACCACCCCGGTAGTATGGGGGCATGTCTTTTACGTCGCTCCCAGTTCTGGAAGAGACGCTTGGGCTCACGGACACGCCCACGCCAGTCTTGTTGATCGACATACGTACGATGCCCTATGAGCCGACCAATCAGCAGTCGGACATCGCAAAGTGCTATGGAGCAATCATCCAGAAATGGATGAAGCTACACCCGGACCTGACGGAAACCCCTTATGAGGACTACGCAATCCTCTTCGCCATCGCTCATCCGGTCACTCGATACATCTACGGCGGTGGGTTGTTCCACAACGTAGAGTTTCAAAGCCTGGAGGACGGAGTTGCAGAGTTGCTGGGAGATCTTGTCCCCTCGTTTCCGCTGTCCCCGGAAGTCGAAGCGGAGATGGAGATTGCCGCAGAAGGGTTTGAGGCGAAGTCTGTAGATCCTGAATCTGAAATCCAAACGGTGAGGATTCACCTTAGATGACCAGCGTATTCAGTACGATCTCCCGCTCTACGGACGACACATCGTCTATCGGGTTCCAGAACAGGCAAAACAGTGCTGCCGTTAACCTAGCAGTTGGAAACGTTTTCTTTGGAATCACCTCCAACGCAGCGATGGTATTTCGCGGTCTAAATATCCCACGAGCCGCACACATCCAAAGCGCAACACTCACCATGGTTGCCACTGCAAACAGGTTAGGCACTCAAAACGCAAACATTGCACTCGCTCTGCCGGATGGGAAATGGGATCCGCTGAACAGGACTGGTTGGAGCCGACAGATCTTTGGCGACATGAAGCTCAACGTAAACGACGTGAGCGATGTTAGTCAGCAAGACACACGAGACGCTTCTAGCCAGTTCTGGGAGCTTCGACGCGACTCCTCTCCTGCACGACACCAACAGCTTGGGCAGCGGATTACTTTGGAGCAGTCCTTTCAGCTTGGGTCTGTAGACATGGACCTTCGCCGAATAGGAAACCCATCTGGAGATTTGTTCCTAGAGATCTATGCTGCAGACCTCACACCAGGACCGCTTGAAGGATCTCCGACTGGTGCTCCATTGGCCACCAGCCTGGCACTGCCCGCAAACACTGTTCCAACGGGCTCGACAGCCATTCGATTCGATTTCTCTGGAGTCAATCGAATCGAGCTTCTTCAGAATCAGAGCATTGTGATCGTCCTCCGGGGAACGTTCAGGGCAAACGCGACTGATTTTATCCAAGCAGAAATAGGAAGTGGATTCATCATTACACCCGAAGACGAGGGTGAGATGTGGCACTTCGGTACCGGGGAAGGTGTTGACTTCCAGAACTACCCAGCAGGCGCTGATCTCGCGGTCGAGGTTTGGAGCCCAGCTATCAACAACGGACCCCTGGTCCCTTGGGACATAGGAGTCACTGTACCTGGGACTCAACTCGTCTCCCCGGACATCAGTGCTCTGATCCAAAAGTCCGCATCTAGCATCGACTACGTTGCGAACGACCCAATGTTTTTGATTGTCCAGGGTGGTTCCTCTGGTAACCGTCAGCTCGCAGCCTGGGACAACCTGAGCTTTGCAGAACCCCGACTCGATGTGACCTACGTCCCTGGCCCGGTTATGGAAAGTGAGGTTGTAGGGTTCAGCGACATACGGGCCCCATCCCTGCAGAGAACGCCCCTCGCCATGAGCGCGCTAGTGTCTGGATCTGGGAGCCTCGACGCAAACCTGCGCACGTTCGACAACATCAATGCGCAGATGGATGGGACCTCAACGCTAGAGGCAGCACGACTCGAAGCACTGCTGAATGTCGATGGATCAGTCGATGGTCAATCGGACATCGCAGGGAACATGCTGCTAAGCGAAAACGATATCACTGCCGATATCGAGGGGGTCTCTTCTCTTCAAGCAAACATGAACCTTACCCCGATGGTTCTGATCCCCTTCCCGATTGTTGGCTCTGGGGATTTGAGCGGTACGCTTTCGTTTCCCCAGTTGAGTCTCGCCCCTGGATCCATCGAAGCAACGAGCGAGCTGCAGGCAGACATCGCAGTTGCACGAGCTATTCAGGGACAGGTTGACGGCAACTCATCGCTCGACGCCATGGTTGGACTGATACTCGCGGTGCAGGGAGCCCTTGGGAGCACTGGGGGGTTTGAGGGACTGCTTGCGGAGATCGTTCAAATGCAGGCCTCCCTCGACGGTGTGTCGACTTTCCAAGGTACAATGGTTGAGACCGAGGCCATTGACGGCGGAAACATCGACGGACAAAGCGCACTGTCTGGAAGTCTTCGCTTGCTGCCCTCTGTTCAGGGGCAGATTGATGCAGTGTCAGCCTTTGTCGCCACGACTCTGAATCGTCTACCGCTCGCGCTTTCTGGTCAGATCATCCAAGGCACGTCGATATTCGTCGCGCCTTCGGTTTTGCCGATCATCACGGTTCCTCCTGGGGGCGTAGATGTTCCAAACAACCCAACGGGTGAGGTTGGCTCACCTGCAAGCGGTGGGTACCTTGCTGTATTTACTGGGTCTGGGTTTCGTCTTCCACCAGATCCGCCCCCTGGTTTTGTTGGCGGCACCTACCCTCGAACAATGCGAGTAGAGTTCAATGGTGAGCCCTCCCCCGACGTACGTGTGCTCACTGAAGAACTGATGACCGCAGTTGTCCCGCCCTACCGAGGCAATGCTGATGTGAGTCCAATCCCTCCATCGGATATCAGAATCGTCGCACTTGACCCCGAGACAGGGGGGGAGTTGAGCGGAGTTGGTGACGTGCTCGTTTTGCCTGAAGTTTTCCAGTACCGACGCCCAAAGTTTGGAGCCTCTACCAATCTGAAGCGAGGGGTGCGTGAGCTACTGCGAACCATCAAGCGTCAGTTTCATCCCAACGTCAGCATGACCGTGGACATCGACTACGACGACACCGTGGACGACATGCTAGATCAGATCAAACTCTCCGAGCTGCCCTCGGTAATCGTCCAAGGGCCAGACCTGACCAACAACCGCTTCTACTCTGTAAACGAGCGACAATACCTACAGGACGGCAGAAAATTCTCGGCACCCCAGGTGCCCCGTACTGTAGACCTCACTTTCACCCTCGTTGGGGCTGCAGACAAAACGGCTGTAATGCTGGACATGCTGGGGGAAATCGAGCGATTCTTTGAGCTGAACAAGTTTTTTGAGATGGACCGCGACCCAGATGACCCTGGGGCCGGGGTCTGCAGGTTTGAGATGGACGTGACGGCAGATTTCTCAGTGCGCACAAGGGCCAACCGGTCAAACGTGCGGCATTTTGAGGGTTCTTTCGTAATCCGTGGGTTTGATATAGAACTACCAGTGGAGCAAGAGTCGTTCGAGCTGGACGCGGACGACGGATGCGTGACGCTAGAAATCGAGCCCTTGTGAGGTAGCAATGAGTGAGACGCTGGAAAACACGACCAACCATATGATCGTCTGCAATATACCAGCGGATCTCTGCGAGAAGGCGAAGTTGCCAGTAGTCAAGGGCAAGCAAACTCTGCTACACCATGACACAGGTACGGGCGAGCGGAAGACCAGGCGCGTTGATCGTTATTACGGAAGCGCGATTTGGTTCCCCCCAGGGGCAGAAGTCTCCGTTCCCGAGGCCGCAATGGAGGCCCCGGAAGTCAAAAAGCAACTCGACATGAAAGCTCTGCGGAAAAAGAAGGCGAAGCCGAAACCAGCAGCGCAACCGAAGCGGCGTGACAGGGCCGAAGCGGAATCAGACAAGGCGTCGAGCTAACCTGAACCGGAGGCCAATCGAAAATGTCCCAAGCACTGCTCGCTTCCAAGATCGTAATTATCGAAGAAGAACCTCGGATCCGTTCGATCCCTGCACTGCCAACTGCGGTGGTCGGTGTCGTTGGTATCACGGAGCGAGGTCCGGTTGGTGTTCCAACACTCGTGACCAGCTTCGATGAGTACGTTCGTGTCTTTGGTGGCTTCACGACAGCGTCTGACGTAGCCACGGCAGCCTTTGGGTTTTTTCTCAATGGCGGCGAGCAGATGTGGATCGTTCGTACGGTTCACTACACGGACATCACAGACCCCGGAACCGCAACCGCAGTTGTAGGTACAGTCACACTCCAGGACGCAACCGGACCGAACAACACCCTGCAGGTGGATGGCAAAACACCAGGGGCATACGCTAACGATCTCGACGTTGAAGTCGCAGATGCAACCAGCGGTGAAGCTGCCGAGTTCGACCTGTTCGTGATCGACGGCGGTATTGTCGTAGAGGTTTTCCCGAACCTCACCATGGATGACACGTCTCCAAACTTTGCCGAGACTGTCGTCAATGGCAGCGCAGGATCGAACCTGATCAGTGTGACCGATCAAGACGCAGGGGGAACCCCGCTGCAAGACCGACCGGTCAACGGTACCTTTTCCCTGACCAGTGGCGACGACGGCCTGACTTCCCTCGCTGATACCGACTTCATCGGAAGCGACGCAGGTCCAACTGGGCTACGTGCTCTGGATATCATCCAGAACATCACCCTGCTGATCGTCCCCGGGCAAGCGACCTCCGGCATCCACAACGCGATGGTGACCTATTGCGAAGTGACTCGCGACGGAACTTGCTTTGCGGTACTCGACCCGCCCTCGTCGAACAACGCTGCAGCTATCGTAACCTACGTCGAGAGCACCGCTGCGTTGCTTGGGCTAAGTGAGTTCGCGGCCATCTACTGGCCTCGAATCAAGATCGTCAATCCGAGCGCTGCAGTCTTCGGTAGCGGTGATACCATCACGGTACCGCCTTCCGGCTTCATTGTCGGGGTGTATGCTCGAATCGACAGCAGCCGACCCGGTGGAATCTACCAGTCCCCTGCGGGTGTCGAGCGTGGAGTCATCTTTGGCTGCGTCGGATTCGAGGACGACCCGGACGGGTTGCCCCAACACCAAGTTCTCGACGAGCGCAAGCGGGACATCGTGTTTCCCAAGCGCATCAACCCTCTGACTGCGTTCACTGGAACCCCTCGTCACATCGACGGGAGCCGTACCCTCAAGGGGGATGGCAACTTCCCGTTCGTAGCAGAGCGGCGTGGGGTGATCTTCATCGAGACCTCGTTGAAGATTGGGCTTCTGTTCGCGAAGCATTCGAACAATACCCCCCAATTGCGAGCGCGGGTGCGACGTACCATCAACGCGTTTCTCATTACCCAGATGAGGAACGAAGCATTCAGATCTCAGAATCCAGCAACCGCGTTCTTCATCGACGCGTCGGACGCACTCAACCCACCCTCGGTAGTGTTTGCTGGGCAGCTCATCGTGCGGATTGGGCTGGCAACCAACAAACCTGCCGAGTTCATCATCCTGAAGGTGACGCAAGACACGCGTGCGCTGGAAGAGGAACTGGCAGCGTAGCCACAAGGAGTTGATCCATGCCTTCACTGCAAGGAAATCCCCGTAGCTTCCACAAGAAGTTCAAGTTCATTGTGGATGTTGACGGATTCGACCGAGCCGGGTTCCAAACGGCGAGCGAGCTGTCCGCAGAGGCGGCGAAGGTCGAATACTACGAGGGTGGCGCAATCATCCCCAACAAGAGTCCTGGGCGTGTGACGTTCTCCGACGTGACCCTGGGGCGTGGGGCCACTGAAGATCTCGACCTGTACAATTGGTTCAAGGAAGTGGCGGACGCTGCGACCGGTACCGGTTTGGTCGATGAAGAGTACAAGCGCGACGCAGATGTTGTGCAGCAAGATCGTGACGGTTCCGAGCTTCGACGGTGGCAGCTCAACAAAGCATGGCCCACCAACTTCGTTGCAGGGGATTGGGATAACAACGCCGATGAAGTCACCATCAACTCGGTTACCGTGACGTATGACTACTTCGATCCTAGCGACGGCTAGAGTCGAAGAACAGGTACAGCGCGACCAATAAGGGTCGCGAAGATACGGAGGCTCCAATGCCTGAAATCACTTGCCCCAGCGGGTTGTCTGGGGTCATCCGCAAACTCAAAGTCAAAGAAGAGAACATCCTTTCCGACACGCGCCAGGCGCGTAACGGATCGGGCCTCAACAAGGTTCTGGCTTCAATCTGGGAGGAAACCACCGCAGTTGGACCCTACCCCATTCCTGACGGTGGTCGACCAAATTGGTCGCGCGTTCTCGTTGGAGATCATTTCTACGCGGTTATGCAGATGCGGATCGCCACCTACGGCAAGGACTTTGCCTTTCGTCAGCAGTGTGTAAACCCTCTCTGCAAACAGCAGTTTGAGTGGGAGGTACCTCTCGATAAGCTCGAACTAAAGAAGCTGTCCGAGGAATCGGAACGAATCTACAAAGATGGAAACCGATTCGAGACCACCCTCAACGGAACAAGGGTGCATTTCAAGCTACTCACTGCTGACGTGCAGAAGGCTCACACGAGAATCCGAGCAGAGAAGCGGGATCAGCTCGCAACCGAGTCGATGCTGCTGCAGATTATCGAAGTGGAAGGGGTAGAGAAGAAGCAATTGCGATCCTGGATCGAGAACCTCGACTCAGATCAGGCTCAGGAGCTTCGAGAAGAATTCGACCGGGCAGGGTGTGGGATAGAGACCACTATTGATGTTGAGTGTCCCCACTGCGATTTTCAGTTCGACACTGAGTTGCCGGTGGGTAGCCAAAATTTTTTTTCTCGCAGCAAGAAGAGATCCCAGGTGCAGGAGGATATCTCGGAATCATCCCAGATGCAGAGCAGTGTCAGGAGCTAGAGTTTGGTGTACTCTGGAGTCAGCACGGAGGTAGCGGGTACGGGATTTCTCGGTCTGACTACCTGGAGCTAACGGTGACTCATAGGAACTGGCTTGCCGAAAGGATTACTGATCAGCGGAAGGCAGAAGCCAAAGCGATCAAAGAGGCAAGCAAAACAAAGTAGGTTGAGATGGCGCTGAATAGTCTGGGTCTCGGTTTTGTCTTTACGGCCCAGAACCTTGGTGCTGCAACATTCAAGAGCGTACAGCGCGACCTACAACAAACTGCTGCAACTTCTGATGCTGCAGCAGCTCGAATCGGCAAAGGGATGGGCCAGGTAAAAGCTGGTTTCATTCTTGCGGGTGTTGGAGCTGCGGGTCTGGCAACCAGCTTTGCTCTCGCAGGTGCCGCAGGTAAGTTCGAGCAGTCGGTTGCTGCTGTTGGGGCTGTTACCAAAGCCACTACGGCAGAGATGAAATCCCTTGAAGAGGCGGCGGTCCAGGCAGGCATAGAAACGCAGTTCTCTCCCGACCAAGCTGTCTCTGGACTGACATCACTAGCAACCGCTGGGCAGAATGCAGCCCAGGCGACCGAGACCTTGTTACCGGTGCTCGATCTTGCTGCAGGATCTCTCGGGCAATTGGGTGTTGCTGGAGCTGCTGAAGCTGTGGTCGGTACCCTAAACTCGTATGGAATAGCAGCCGAGGAAGCTGGGGGTGTGACGGACAAGTTGCTGCGTGTGACTCAGCTTACCAATTTCCAAACTCGCGACTTCAGTGTTGGGCTTGCGAAAGCAGCGGCGGCGGGATCTCAATTCGGCCAAACCCTGGATGATACATTGATCACGGTCGGTCAGTTGCGAAACGCCAACATTGATGCGTCGAGTTCCGCTACTGCCTTTCGTGAAGCTGTACGACGACTTGGTGCTGACCAAAATGCACAACGACAACTCACTGAAAAAGGGGTGAAGGTATTCGACGAACAAACAGGGCAGATGCGATCTTTGATCGATATCTCACTAGACTTTGCAAGTGCCACCGAGAACATGACCGACAAGCAGAGGCAGCAACGACTAGCTACTGCGTTCGGAGCACGAGGGATGCTCGCGTTCAATGCCATCCAGCGCGCAACAACCCAGGTAGTGAGAGATGGTGAGCAGGTAACACTGCGGGGGGCCGAAGCAATCGAGGAACTTCGACGAAAGATGGCCAATGCAGAGGGAACAGCCAAAGAGTTCAAGGATCAACTTCTCGATAAGTTTGAAGGTCAGAAAACCTTGCTGGGTGGTACTTTGCAGACTTTGGCGATTGTGTTCGGTCGGCCATTCGCTGAAATATTCCGCCCCTTTGTCGAAGGCATAACGAACGCGCTCAATGCTGTCATCAAAGGGTTTCAAGCTCTTGGGCCGGACATGCAGAAGATTGTCGCTGGTGTCTTTGTCTTTGGAAGTGCCTTTCTCGCCGCAGCAGGTACGCTTCTTTTAGTGCAAGGTGGTCTGGCTCTTTTGGGTGTGATCTTGAGCGGGTTCGTTGCTTTGTTGGGTGGCGCGTTGGCTGCGGTTGCTCCGTTTGCGCTTGCTGTTGGTGGTCTCGTTGTCGCCTTCAAGCTCGTAAAAGCAGCGTTTGACGCAAATCTTGGTGGGTTCGGAGATCTAGTTCGCGGAATCTTTGAGCGTGTGAAGCTATTTTTCCAAGCCATGGCGCAACTGTTTTCACAGGGTGGATTCTCTGGTGCAGTTCAAGAGGAGCTATCGAAGGCTGAAAACCAAGGCGTCAAAGGATTCGCTATTCGCGTGTTCGTGCTCGTGAATCGAATCAAGGGATTCTTCGACGGACTGATCGAAGGGCTCAAGGCTGGCTTTACGTTTGTTGAACCTCTGTTCGATATTTTCGTCGGAGCCCTTCGCGAAGTCGGGGAGGCGTTCGGGTTCGTGTTTTCTGGACCTGGAAACCCCAAGGAAAACGCAACAGCATTTGAAGCCTTCAGGGCTGCAGGGGAAGCGCTTGGGCGAGTGCTCGCAGTCGTAGCAGGGATCAGCGTTACGCTCATTGTTCCGATATTGAAACAGATCGCTGCAGCAGTTCGCGTGGTGAGTTTTGTCTGGAAGGTTCTTGGTGAGGTGTTCTCCCCCATCGCAAATCTCATTGCATCGACCATTGCTATCATCGCAAACCTAATCTCTGGGAACTTCGCCAAATCCTGGCAGCTCGTCAAAGACCTTGGGACCTCTGCCATGAACGCCATCACGAGCAAACTACTGAAGTTCCTGAGCGTCGCTGCGCGAGTGAACGAAGGCATTGCTTCCCTCTTTGGATTCGACATCGATCTAGGCTTCAACAGCGACGCGCCGACCTCTGGCCCAGGCGAAAAGAAGCCACCCACAGCTCCGACAGTCAGCCCGGTGAGTGCTCCATCGGTCGCCCAGGTGGTGGCATCCAAGCAGGATCCACGACGCCAGGAGGAGGGGTCTGGGGACATGATGCGTACGCTTCTTCAAAAGCTCGAACAATTTGTCGAGCGACCACAGACGGTAAGCGTGCAGGTGGATGGGGAAGAAATTGCTCGCGCAGCCAACAACGGGCAGCGATCTGCTGCTGGACGTAGTCACGCTCCGGTGCCTACGGTGTAGCTATGTTCCCAGGTACCGCATTCCCAGCCCGTGGCACTCTGACTCTGGTCGATCCCCTCGAAGGTGTGGACCAACGCGAGTTCGAATTCCCCTTCAACCCGACCGAGTTGGAAGAATCCATCAATGTGCGATGGGCCGAAAAGCAGATCGTTGGCCAAAGTCACCCGACCAGGCAGTACGTTGGGACTGGGCCGCACACAATCCCCGGTGTCCAATTCTACGTGTCAGCCTTTGCCCAAGCGAGCCAGCAAGAGCAGCTCAACCGAAACCTGACGGGCCCACCCTCCCCCCCGAGAGACATACTGCTGTTCAAGCGATTTCTGCAGAGTCTGACCGTGCCTCGTGCGAACGCCAGAACTGTAGCGGGCGGGGCTCCTCCACGCGTTCTGTTTATTTGGCCCAAGGTGATTTCACTCGTGTGCACACTGAATGATTTACGAATCCGCTACTTGCAGTTTGCCACCGACGGAAGCCCTTTGATCTACATTGCGACAGTGAACTTCGCAGAGATCCGTGACGTTCGCATGGTGTCTGAGGACGTATTCTTTCAAGGGAGCAGAAGGGCAAACCTGTAATGCCTCCACGACTCAACAGCCGACACGAGTTCACAAGCGCCATCGAAGCAAACGGCGTTCGCGTCCTGACACGGCGCGTTCCGTTTCGCTTTCAGGACTTGAACGATAACGTGCAGCACTTGGTTTCTGCGGGGGAAAGTCTGTTCACGATTGCGGGCAGGTACTTCAAAGGAGTGACCGAGCGCCCATCAGGCCTTTGGTGGATCATTGCTGATTTTCAGCCAAACCCAATTCACGATCCAACGCTAGAGCTGGAGGAAGGTACGGTTCTTTTTGTCCCATCAGAGAGAACTGTGCGCGAGGAAATATTCAACCCCAAACGACGAGAGCTTTTCTAGGTGAGCCGTGACGGTCCTGTAGTTTCCATTCGTATTGTCGGGGGGGATGACTCAGACCGGCGTGTGGACCTGCAAGATCGTCTTATGTCCTTCGAGTTCGAAGACAACGCACGAATGGCTGACCGATGCATTATCAAGCTCGATAACTGGGACTTGGAAATGATTGACGACGAAACCTGGGCTCGTGGTCAATTGCTCGAAGTGGCCTGGGGGTACATTGGCAACATGCACCCGCCACGACAGGTGGTGGTCAAAAAGGTTCGAGGGGGTATCGATCTCACAGTAGAGGCACTAGCGACAAGCGTACTTATGGACCGCGAGCAAAAGACTCGCACCTTCAACAACGTACGTCGATCAGATGTGGTGCGACAGATCGCTATAGAGAACGGGTTCGACAGGAACTTTCTCTTCGTCGAGAATACCGACGAAGAGTTCGAGACCATCGTGCAGGCTGCAGAGACCGACGCCCGGCTACTCAAGCGACTTGCAAACAAGGAAGGATTCACCTTCTACGTGGATCACACGGGATTGCATTGGCATGAGGAAGAGTTCGACACGCAACCAACCCATCGTCTTCAATATTTCACCGACCCTGGTCGGGGGGACATCATCAGCTTTGAGTTGGACGCCAATCTCGCACACCAACCAGCAAACATCAGAGTCAAAGGTCGAGACCCGGAAACGAAAAAAGAGTTTGAGGGGGAAGGGTCAGACTCGAAAACGTCGAGGACGGAGCTAGGTAATCAGATAGAGGTAGTCGACCCACGCACCGGAGAAACCAGCATCCAGGATCGGAACGCGACAGGTACGCGACACTACTCGTCGGCAAAGAATGAGCGGCAGGCAAAGCGAGAGGCTGACGCACGATTTCGCAAAGCCTCGCGTGAGCGAATCAAGATGAAGTTGAATATCGTGGGAGACCCTACCCTGACAGCCAAGCGCGTGATCGAGGTTGGGGGGATGGGGGACTACCTGTCTGGGAAATACTACGTGGCTGTTTCCAAACACACGATCACGGGCAACGGCTACGATCAGGCAATCAATCTGCGACGCGGAAGCGCCTTGCGAGTAGCACTCGGGGGAAGCGACACGGATGCGGACAAGAACACCAAGCAAGTGAAAGAAGGAAACGAGCTGTTTGAACGTGTTAATGAGATGAGCGGCGAAACCACATTCCATCCCAACCCAATAAAGCGAGGTACGTGATGGGTGGCTTCAGTGGATTCGACGACGGGCAATATGACGACGAAGAGCAACGATTTTTCGGGATGTATATTGGAGAAGTTGTTGACCGAGACCCGGAGCTTCGTCGAGTCAAGGTGAAGATCCCAGGGCTCATTGAGCCGTCGAGTGCATGGGCATTTCCCCTTGGTGGCCCGGCTGCAGGTGGATCCAAGGGTGTTGGGTTCGATGGCGTACCTCGCCTCGGAGCAGCCGTTGCGATTTGGTTTAACCGTGGTGACCCAGACCACCCATACTATCAGGCAGCATCCCAAGGTCGCGACGAAATTCCTGCAGAGGTTGCGGGAAAACTAGATGCTCAGATCTGGAGCAGCGAGAATTGGGGTATCCTTCTGGACGACACGCAGGATGGGCGCGTGCTGCAGATCATCAACCGCAAGACTGGCGACCTGATAGAGATGAACGCGGAGGAAAACAGCATCACGATTCAAGGAACAACATCGGTGGACATTCAGTCCATTGGTATCGTGAACATCGACGCGCCAAACGTTCAAATCAAAGGACGCAAAGTGACGCCGAGCAACAAACCAATTTGAGAGGTACACATGGCTATCGCAGATTGCGTCCAGCTCCCAGACCCACCACCGGCACTGACCATCACCTTCCCGGGTGGGGCGACTCTACAAAGCATTCAGCAGAGTGTGGCAGAGATCGAGCTTCCTGAAGTACCTGCGGCCAACATCATGGCACAAGCCGGTACCGCACTTGCTCCGATGAAACCGTTGTTCGATATCATCGGCACGATTCAAACACTGTTTGATTGCGTACTCGCAGTGCCCAAAGCAATCTCCCAGCTCAACCCGAGTCCGATCTTGGACTGCATCCCGGACCTTCAAGAGAAGATCTCCCAACTGCTCGCGCTCGTTCCTCAGATCTCTGCGCCGCTTTTCATCGTGGGAACACTCGATGCCGTCATTGCGTTTTTGGAGGGAGCAGTTGGTACTCTAGAGAAACTTCTAGAAGACACCGAACGCATTGCCTTGCTAGTTGAGCAGGCAGAAGCCTTGAACGACCCCAACCTCGATCAGTTCCTTGAGTGCGCACAGACAGACGTAGACACGTCGGCAACGAACGTTGCCAACTCACTTGGATCTCTCGGAGCGTTGCTCGATTCGGTCAACATCATTCTGCCCCTTATCGGGCAGAGCCCCATAGACATCAGCGGGGCTGGAGACCCCGAGTCACTGGAAGACCTCGTGCAACTACTCAATAGCGTGGTAGATATAATCTCGAACGTACGCAACGCGATTCCGGTGTGAGGGCATGAGCAGCTTCAAGTCGTTTCTAGGGTCGGGCCTGATACGACCGTTCCAACGGGACGGCAAGGGAGACTTTGCGCACGCCGAAGCGTCGTCGCTAATTCGCGCGACCATCGGTCAGGTGCTTGGAACCCGGGCTGCATCTGCGGTGGCCCAAGGGGAGCTTCCGTGGCGCACCGAAGCCGGGTCGCTCCTTTACACGTTGCGTCACGCAAACAATAGTCCGGCGAACAGAGAGAAGGCCCGCATCTTTGCGCAGGAAGCTCTCGCACGTCAGGATACCAGGGTTCGCGTGCTCGACATCGAGCTGATAGAGCCCGAGCGAATCGACGAGCAAAACCAGATGGTGCTCAAGGTGGTCTGGGCTTTCATCGATCAGAACGTGCCAGGCAACCAAGTGTTGCTGGGCCCAGACACAGTTGAGGTGCTGGTGTGACTTCCATTCTCCCACGCAGCGTTGACTACACCGACAAGGATTTCGACGCACTTCGTGAACGACTCATCCGGTTGATTCGATCTATCTTCCCGGACTGGACCGACTTCAACGTGCTGAGCTTCGGGAATCTTTTGATGGAGCTGATGGCGTTCGTCGGCGACGTTCTTGGCTTGTACCAGGACAACCAGGCAAACGAAGCATTCATCGTTACAGCAACCCAGCGACGTTCGATCATCGCACTCGCAAAGCTCATAGGCTTCGAGCTTCCAACGCAAACCGCAGCAAGCGTAGACACTCGCCTGTTTCTGCCGGACGGGCCAACGCCTGGGTCGGTTACCTTTCCTGTTGGAACCATCGTTCGCACTCTGGAGATCACCGATCCGGTGCGCTTCCAACTTCTAGCAGAGGCCGTCATCCCTGCAGGTGCGGACCCTGCAGAAATCACAGGGGTCAGCGTTGAGAACAGCGAGACAGTTCAGGACACGCGAGCTTCGACCGGCCTTCGAGACCAAGAGTTTTTGCTTCTGCGTACTCCGTACCTCGACGGATCGATGGTCATCAGCACTCCCCAGGGAACCTTTACCGAGGTAGACAACTTTCTGGAAAGCGAAGCAACCGACCGTCACTTCACGGTGTCTGTTGATCAAAACGACCGCGCACGCGTTCGTTTTGGAGACGGCATACAGGGGTTGATCCCCACCGGAACCATCACGTTCGACTTTAAGATTGGCGGTGGATCGGATGGAAACGTTGAGGTTGGCGACATTCAGGTAGTGGAAGGCACCTTTCAGGATAGCTTCGGGAATCCTGTTCGTGTTGGGGTAGAGAACCTTCTGAAAGCCAGCGGTGGTGGGCCTCGGATGAGTGTTGCAACTGCGCGCTTGCAGGCACCGCTATCTCTCCGTGTTCTGAATCGAACGGTTGCAAGGGAAGACTACGAGATCAACGCACTCAAAGTTCCCGGCGTAGCTCGTGCTTTGATGCTGACCTCCGACCAGGACCCAGGGATCCCAGAGAACCAAGGGCAGCTCACCATCATTCCCACCGGGGGGGGCGTTCCATCAACCGCCCTAAAGGACGCAGTGCTGGTACAGGTGACCGAGACATTTCCAAACACGGTGACATTCAAGCTGTTCGTGGTAGACCCCTCATTTTTGGCTATCGACATTTCGGCCACCGTGTTTCTGCAGCAAGGGGCAAACTCTGCCACGGTGCGAGCTGCGATACTTGCGAGCCTTCAAGCATTCTTCGACTTGGTCACAACCGATGCAAGCGGTGATGAAATCCCAAACCCCAACGTAGACTTTGGATTCAACTTCAAAGATGCGAGCGGAAATCCTGCGGGCGAGGTTGCTTTCTCCGATGTTTACAACGCCGTGCGCGACACGAGCGGGGTACGAAAGATCGGTGATTCCTTCGAGGACTTTTTGCTGAACCTGAGTGATCGAGACGTACCGCTTGAGAACGACGAGTTCCCGATCATTGGTAACGTCACAATCATCAACGGAGACACCGGACTAGATCTCTAATGGCCATCATCGAAATGGAGGGGACCCTCGCTGGGCAATCAGCAATGGGCGGGAACATGGGGGTCCTTGTTGGGCTCGCTGCTTCTCTCGATGCCGTGTCTGCTCTCACAGGGACGCTAATTGACTGCAACGTAGCAAACCTTGATTTTGAGGTTGGCGGACCAAACCCTGGCGATGCAATTTTCTGGAACGTTCTGACCAAAGCCAGCAAAGAAGAGTACGCAGCATTCAACCAGAGTTCCCCGCCAACTGTCGCGTTCGACGGGTTCGAGCTTGGATGGGGCAACGACGACTTCAAAACAGCCTTTGAGCTTGCAGACCTTTCGAATGCACAGTTCGACCAAAGCATTGGAGTGCTGGAATCCTTTGAAGACTTCGAGGAAGGCTGGTTAGACAATCAGAACTTCAGCGACGAGCTGGTCAGTACGGCGGCGGCTGTCTTTGACTCTGCTATCCCGGAAGCCTTCGAGGACTTCGAGGAAGAGTGGGACAACGATCCGTTTCTCGTGTCCTTCACACCAGTACGTGTCCGCATCGACATTGCTGCAGATGGAGAGTGGCGAATCACCTTCGGAGTCATCGACGAAAACTCGGTGGTGTCGCCGATTACGGCATCGTTCGTTGCCGACGGGGACAACGAAACGGCAATTGCTGCAGGGCTAGCTGCAGCGGTTACCGCAAGTGCGGCCAGGGCAACTGGCAGCCCAAGCGGCGCTACGCTCACCATCTTGCAGGACCCCAGCAATTCGATGGTTCTGGTGGATGAGCTGCTAGCTCCTGGAGGGGGTGCGGGCGTCATAGAGACAGACCTGACCTCGGGCTCGCTAGACTTCGCAGACTTTGATACTGCAACAGAGCAAGTCGAAGACTTCGAGGAAGAATGGGGCGGCAACGAAAACTATTTGTTTGGGTTCGTTGGCCCAGGCACAGATCTTACCTTCGCGGAATTCGACGACGACCTCGGGCCTACGGAACAGTTCGAGAACTATGAAGACGGATGGCCAACGGTGGTCATGGAAACGATCTAGTGTGCGAGAAAGGGTTTGGGTGTAAACGTGTCTGAGTTGGATTGGAGTTTTATGAACGACATCCTCGGGGCTGGGGTCGTAGACCGTGGGGTTACCTCTGGTGTCACCCCTCCCAATGGAGGGGGGTCATTCATCTTTGGCATGAACAGCCTCACGGCTGCAGCGGGTGGGGTTGGGCTGCGTGCAACACCGCAGGCATCGACCGACTTTGACCCGCTGCTTCTCGGGGGGTCGATCCGAGGCGCTATCAAAAAAGGCGCGTCCCCTGGTAACACTGGGTGGTCTCCGTTTCTTTTCATCGGTGCCCAGGGTCAAAGCATCAACGACAATGCCTACATGTTGGGGCTCGAAAACGAGGAGCCGTTCCGACTTGTTCTTCGCAAGGGTACGATGGTGAGCGGCATCCCCTCGGCCACTGCTGCCAACAGTCTGCGACGGGGTACAGATTCATTCTTGTTGGCGAGCGACGACTGGTTTCACCTTCGGCTAGACATGGTGGTCAACAGCAACGGCGACGTAGTTCTCAAGGGGTTCCAAAACGACCTCGATGCAAACCCTGTCACGGCTCCGGTGTGGGAAGCGATTCCTGGGATCACGGATTTCGTAGACGATGCCCTAGGGATCAACAGCGGGTCCCAGCCTTTCGTGAACGGCCGCATGGGGTTTGGCGGGCAGTTCTCCGATGCTTCCCGTCGAGCATTCTTTGATCACATCGAGGCCCTCAAACAGATCTAATGAGTTTCAGTGCATGGGACAGAGGCCGAGGCGACCGGCAACTGCGGGTGGTACAGCCCGAAGGGTTCAACCAACCTGGACTGGCGAGCTTTGTTCTTGGAAGTGACATCGAGGGAGTCATGGAACGACTTGCGATCAATGACTTCGTACACGTCTATCAGGATATGAACTTGACGGGCATGACGTTTCTTCGAGCGACTTTCAGCCTACGTGGCCCGGTCGCTGCAATCCCCGGAGCGATCTGGCGATGCAAGTGGCTCGTGGATTTTATCGAGGCCGCATCGACTGACCTTCCTATCGGTCGCACCAGGAACATGACAAACTTTGGGATCAACGTCAGTAAGCTATCCGGCTTTCATAACGTTGGGGTTCAATTAAAACTGGAGGCACCATGAGTTTCACAAACCAAACCGAAGATGCTGTGCTCGATGCGTTGCTCGGGGCTACCTCTTCACTCTTCCCTGACCCGGTTCATATTGGGCTTTCAACCACGACCCCTGCGGACGATGGAACAAACTTCACCGAGCCAGTCGGCAACGGCTACGCTCGCGTGTCTGTGCCTAACACTGGTGCTGGGTGGGACCCTGCGGTAACGGGAGACCCTTCCAGCAAACCAAACGCGGCACTAATTAGCTTTCCACAAGCAAGCGGTAGCTGGGGCGTGCTGACTCATTTTGGTATCTTCGACGCTGGTGGTGGAGGGAATCTTCTGGCCTATGGTGCGCTGAACCCAGCCAAAGCAATCGACAACGGGGACACGTTGGAGTTTCCTGCAGGAAACCTAGAAGTCACGCTAGACTAGGGCCTAACCCATGGCTGGCGCTGTCTTCAGACAATCGCACGTAATACGTGCTGGGGGTGCGGGGGCATTTCTAAACCCCCCCGTCTTCGAGCTGCCACAGGACCCGTTGCCTGGGTCCATCATTGTCGTTGGGGCCACGGCGCTAGATCCAAACGACGGCGATCCAGAAGCAATCACCAGTGTCATCCAAAGCACAGAGAGTGGGACCAAGACCGGATTCAGCTACGCGCGAATTGCAAACGCACAAAGTGCTGGCGATGTTTTCATTCGGCACGAGGTTTGGCTGGGAATTGTTCCAGACAACAATGCGAGCCGCTTCGTTGAAGTGCTCGCGCCAAAAAGCAGCGCATACAACTTCAACATCGCTGCATTAGAATACGTCAACATCCTGGTACCCGCACAGGATCAACTCGTAACCAACGAAGGGGACGGAGATCCAATAACCACCGGAGCAACCGGTGTGACATCGCAAGCTGATGAAGTTGCGATAGCTTTTATCGGTTCAAACGACGGCGGCCAAACCCACACCCCAGCGACGTTCACCCAGCGCGTAGACGGTCCAGTCGGCTTCGGGACAATCGAAGGCAAGATCACTGTCCATGATCTAATCCTTACCGTCACTCAAAGCGTCAGTGAAAGTCTGACCTTTGGTGGGGACACGGTTCCGTTCGACGATTGGATCAGTCACCTGATCACTCTTCGAGCTGAAGCAACGGGAGACATTGAAAGCGGCGGTACTGTGGAGGCTCAATCCGGCTCGAACGCAGTGCCGGAAGTGACGCGGGAGACCTCGGGACTTTCTGCAGCAACGAGCGGTAGCAGCGCGCAGCCAACAGCTCAGAACGTTGTGAGCGGTATCGTGCCTGGGCAAAGCGGCGGCACTGCCTCTGCGGTGGTCAGCAGCATCAACCCAGCCATCGACGTTGAGCTGCCTGCGATCTACCTGGACAACGTTTTCTGTGACGAGGACACGGGCATCGTCATCCTCAGCCAGAACCCGGAGCCCAACGAAACCCAAGTACCCATCAGTTCCAACGTGTACTTGGAGATCTGGAACACCGGAGCAAGCCAGCCAGATCAAACAGCAACGACCATAACAGTTGACGGCGTACTTGCTTGGGACGGAGCCTCACCACAGAACGGGTGGGGTGTTGTTGTGACTGATTTGACCTCCCCAGGTGCAGGAGGCCCGGACGGGTTGAGCTTCTTACTCGTTCCTCCTGCGGTGTTCCTGAGCCTCGATGTTATCCAAGTCGATGTGACTAGCGACCTCGTTGGTGGGGGATCACCCTTCGCAGAGTCGTACTCGTTCACCATCGAAGACCTCACACCGCCAGAGGCAGCCTCAGCAATCGCACTGGACAAGAAAACTGTGCGAGTCATTTTTGACGAGGCGGTACGCGCGACCGGAGACGGCACAGCAGCAGATGCGCTTACGCCATCGAACTACACTTTCGAGGCAATCCACGACAGCATCACGCCAGCAGTGTCGCTCAACGCAGTGTCGGTCGAGAAGATTTCTGACACGGAGTACGACGTAACCCTAGATGTTGAGATGAGCCGGCACCTTTCATGTGAAGGAAATGAGCTGCAGTACCGTGTGATCATCAACAATGTTGAGGACTTATTCGGGAATGCTGCAGGCCCAGCACAGGCAGTGTTCGACGCATTCCAACCGCAAGCACCGGACCGGAGAAACTTCTGCATCTACAAAATGTTTGCTGAGCTGAACCGTCGCGAAGATGAGTCGCTCGATCTACTGCGGTTCTCGAACGTCCTGCAGGACGTGGTCGATCTAATTCTCTGCAAGATCGATGAATGGGTTGATATTCTCGACATCGACACAGCAGACGAGCAGTTCCTCGACGTGATTCTGGAATCGCTCGGTAACCCCTTCGCCTTCGATCTCAGCGAGAACGACAAGCGCAAGCTGGCAAGAATCCTCGTGGATATCTACAAGCTGAAGGGTACGGCCCCTGGGATCTGTGCTGCCGTGGAGTTCTTTCTAGGTATCGCGCAATGCCTTATTGTAGAGTTCAACGACCTAGACGGCTGGGTTTTGGGGGAGGATGAGCTTGGAGAGGGTACCTTCTTGGGGTTGGACGACTCGGCTTCCCTCTACAGTTTTGACGTTGAAGTTGATAGGACACTCAGTGACGAGGAACGACGACAACTGCGAGAGATTGTGGATTTCATGAAACCGCCCCATACGCACCACATCAATACGGTGGAGCCGTAACCATGGATAGACTGGACTTTTTCTTCCGCCAGCTAGTGACCGAAGGCGATATGGATCTGGCGTTCGACCAGGTGCAGGATCGTATCGAGTCTGCAATTGGTGACGAGCAGAAAGGTTTCAGCGGAATCGTCAAAAATGGCGAGGTTACAGAGTCGGGGCCACCAGCTCTCACTGTTGACGTGAGTGGCGATGCGCTTCTATTTACCCCCGAAGGCAAGCAGGTTTCCTGGCCAGACCCGCAGATCGTTGACGTTAGCCAAGACAACCTCGGGGCATCTACCGAAGTCCTCACGCCCGGAAACAGCCGAATAATCTCGGTTTTTGCAGAGTTCGCAGAAGATCTGCAGCAGCCTGAGACGGACGGTAACAGCGTGACGGTTTTCTTTCGTCGCAATGCATCGTTCAGTCTCTTCGTGGTTCAAAGCGCAGAAGACGTTGCCCCCACAGCGCCACCACTTCGACCAGATGCGATCTTGCTCGTAGACATCACTCGCGCATTTGGGCAATCCACCATTACGAACGGCAACCTGGATGTTTCTCGCCGTCAGGATTTCTTTCGCAGTACGGGTAACACGAGGCTCGACGTTGTGCGTGGTAGGACCAAGGAAGTTCTCGACGACATCTTGTCCGACTACAACGCCTACGTAGGGGAGCTAGCAAGTCAGGCGGCTGGTGAGGGTGCCACCCTCATCGGGATCGAAGGATTTACGCTTACCCCAACCGGGGGTACTGCCCTTGGGTATGCAAGCGCAACCCTTCGTGCAGCCATCAACGATGTGATCACAGACCTAGCCACTGCGGGCGGTGCAAGCAACGGCGCGACGAAAGTAGGGGCGAACGCAAAGAGTGGTAGCGGCGTTGCCCTTGGGTCACCACTGACCCTGGCCGAGGGTACTGTCAACGCACAGATCGAAACCCTGCTCGACTACCTAGAAACCATTCGCACGACTCCCTTCACAGCAGCGAGTGTTTCGTTCACCCCACACGACTACGTTAGCTCGGGAAATGTCCAAGCAGCTATCGAGGAATTGATCGACGATCTGCAGTCCACAACGGGTGGCCTGGGGTCTGCGCAAGTCGGATACGACGGCCAAGCTGGGGCGCCCTCATTCGTACCGCCAGTGTTCACGGCACCTGCAGATACCGTGGCCAACACTCTCGATTTTCTCGTAACCGAGATGAGCAAACGGATACGAAGGGGAAGCACTAGCCCGGACGCGATACGGATCGACACTGCCTCCACCACGGGCACACAGCAAGCTCTGGACTTCCGCGCCCTCTCCAGTGGAAACATGGCAGACGGGTTTGGCCCCTTGGTTGCTTTCGCAATCGAAGACGACGCTGTGGTCACCAACGTCATTGCCTCCCTTGCGGCGGTTCGGGCTGGCGCAGATGACACAGGTGAGCTGCAGGCCGATGTGTATTCAGGCGGGGTTCCGATTCGAGTTCTGGAAATCGAGCCACTCGTCAGTGAGTTCCGTCAACGTGGCTCTATCATTCCTCTGCAATCCAACTCGAACATCGGTAGCCTTGCCAACCCGTACCAGTCAGTTTTTGTCGATACCTCGTTCGTTGTAGATGACGCCAACTTCAACTTGAGTCTTAGCGGTGACGACCGGATTTTGCGCTTCGATAGTGGTGACGCGCTTATCTACAGTCGAACCTTCGACTCGTTTCGATTCGAGCGCGGTAGCACCAACGACTTCGTTCTGCAGAATGGCGGCGTGAATATTCGAGAGGGTCTCGTCGTTGGCGCAGTGGGGTTTGGGCCTACGAGCGTAGATGGCCTAGAGGTTGGTATCCAGAACTTTGGTCTGTTTTGGAACGGAGTTGACGGAGAGTTTCGTGGCGACTCTGGAGACTTTATCCGGTACGACCGAAGCGCAGACAGTTGGGACTGGTTGATCGGCAACACGGAGTACATGAGCCTTGATGTTGGATCCAGCCAAGGCATACTCGCCGTTCGTGCGGGTGGTGTTGCAAATAGACTACAACTCGATGGGTCTTTTGGGGGAACAGGGGCTCTGCGCTTTAACTCCGACCTCGCAGCATCCCTCCAGGTGGCGATTGGATCGATAACCAGTGGTGATGAGCTAACATTTCGTTTCGATTCCAACACACGGTTCAGGATGGTGCACGGTGGAGGGAGCAACACCGATGGGTTTTACGTCGGAAACATCGGCGGCGACAACCACGCAATCTACTTGGGGGAGCGAGTTGGAGATCCAACCGGCCTAGTCAACAAAGCCCAAGTCTATGCCAAAGATGTTGGCGGGCTCGCAGAAGTCTTCGTTCGAGACCAGGGTGGTACCGTCACCCAAATCTCTCCACACGATCCCAAGACCGGCGAATACTATCTCCACACCGAGAACAAGGTGCGAGGATTTCGTAAGGTGTTCAGGATGGAGCGAGCTATCAGGGCACTCGAAGAACTGACCGGCAAAACTTTCATCGAAGAGGAGACGCTAGAGGTAGAGAAGGACGCGACAACGAAGCCCGCCAAAAAGAAGAAGTAACCCAACAGGTACAGGTACAGACATGGAAAAAGGACAACCACTAGAAGCGCAGGAGCAAGACAAGAGCACCGCGCAGATCATCGACGAGCTGCTCAAGTCGAACGAAGAAAACCCAACAGCCGACGCACGCTTCAACGCATTCCTGGATGACGCTCGCACTCTAGCGAAAGCTCTGGCCAGTGACATGATCAGCATGGAACGCGCAAAGCAGATGCTCGCCTCGCTACAGGACTCATGCATCGGCAAAAAAGGGGCCCTGCAAATGTCGCGCGACACCCTGATTAAATGGTACGACGACTATGTTCGAGTCGACCCCCCGAGTGAAACCCTCGTCGAGACGCCAGAGAAGGCCGAACCGGTATCCCACTAGCTAGACAGATCTGACGATGGTACGTTGTCGCAGATGGATGCCCTCGCTTTAGCAGCAGAATTTTTGAGGGAGGCCGGACCCTGGGGCCTCGTTGTTTTTCTCGGCTGGGCCTACTGGCGGAAGGACCGGGACAACCGCGACCTTGCAATGCAGATCGTCAAACTGGTTGAAGCCAACAGCGCGTCGTTCACTAAGCTAGAATCCACAATTACGAACCTCAAAGACTTCGTGATCACGTTCATCAAACCACCAGGAGGATGAGGCATGCTGAAAAGCAAACGTCGCCATCGACAGACACCCGAGGAAGACCCAACGAGCATCGGAAACGTGCTGATTGAAATGGGCCTCTGCAAGCAGGTCGATGTGGACAGTGCGCTTCAGCTACTCCAAGAAAAGAAAATGGGCGAGGCCCTTTTAGACCTTGGCAAGATATCGAGCGACCAACTAAACTTGGCACTTGCCAAGCAAAAGGCGTTGCGAGGTGAGCTAGGGCACAAAGAGCTGAAGCGAATGGTCGAGCGTACCGTGGCCAAGTCCAACGGCTTGACCAAGGGGCTCGATGAGCTAAATCTGCTCACTCAAGCAGCAGTGAAAAACGGAGGCTAAGCATGAAGCGATTGTTCTTGTCCCTCGCCCTCGCATTGGGCGCGTTCAGCGTAAACCCTCATCCTGCAGAGGTGGTGCCGGTTGCGTACGCGCAAGAAGCTACCGCCTCTGCAGCGGCGGAACCTGCAGCGCCAGCACCTGCAGACATGGAAGGGGAGTCCACGCTTCCAGAAACCCTGCAGAGTGCTGGTGATCTCGTGAATGCAGTGCGCACCGGATCTTGGATTGGCATTGCTGGCACTCTCATCATGCTGCTCGGAAACTTGTTTCGCTTGCCCATGTTGGGGGGTGTGACAAAGAAGATTCCTAAACGCTGGCGCACCGCGATACCTATCGTACTAGGCGGAGTTGCTGGGGTCCTCGCATCCATCCTAGGTGGAGCTTCTCCCGTCGAAGCTATCATGGTGGGAGTCTTTACCGGGCCAACTGCGATTGCGCAGCACGAGTCGATAGCTAACCTCCTAATGAACAAGCGCGAGAAAAAGGAAGAGGCAAAGAAAAAGGAAGCGGCATCTGGCTAGCAAGAAAAAGCTACGCGCCCAGGTTGTGCGGCTCGAAAAAGCAATTCGAGCCGCACAGTCTGAAGATGACTTAGAGCAGCTACACGACCTCGTTCTCAAGATCCGTGCGCTCAACGAGGAGCTGCAGATTGAGGCCGCACGCGAAGATCCCAACGCATTTATTGAGTACGTCTTTGCAGACAAGAGCGGAAAGAACCTAAAGCAGCAACAGTTCCACCGGAACTGGCAGCGTCAGGTCAAGCACCCTACTTGGAATCCAAACGGATACCAGCGTGCAATGATCATCGCCCCTCGTGACCACGGCAAGACTACGCAGATTCCCGTGGGTCGCGTGCTGTGGGAACTTGGAAATAACCCAAACCTTCGTATCAAGATTGCCTGCCAGTCAGACTCCAAAGCGATGGAGCGGCTATTTGAAATCACTGACCACATGGAGCGCAACGAGCGCGTCCAAAAAGTGTTCCCGCATCTGAAGCCAGCACAGCGCGGCGACTGGACAAAGCACAAGGTAGTCGTTGAGCGTGATCTGTTCTCGAAAGATGCGAGCATTGAGGCGCTAGGGATTCTCTCGACTGCAACCGGTGGTCGTGCAGACCTACTCATTGCAGACGACATCGTAGACCGACGAAACGCAATCCAGTACCCCCAAATCCGCGAGACAATCAAGCACGCATGGAAGTCAGACTGGACCAACCTGCTAGAGCCGGATGGTCGTATCGTTTACATCTGCACCCTTTGGCACACTGACGACAACAGCCACGTGCTGATGGAGAACCCTGCGTACGCTTGCCTGATGTACGCAGTCAACGACGACGTGGACGGCTTCGACGTTGAGTACCGCGTGCCTGGAAAAAACCGCAAACCCAAAAAGTGGACCGAGGGTTTATGGGAGGAGCACTGGCACACCGCTGCACTGAAAGAGCGCGAACAAGAAATTGGGAGCGTAGAGTTCAATCGAGCGTTTCGAAACCAGGCTTTGTCCGGGGAGATTATTGTCGTTGACGAGGACTGGATCGAATACTTCGACCCAAAGAAACTTGCAGAGCACGTCGTTCCATATTCCGGCTACGACCTGGCGATCTCCCAAAAGAAACAAGCAGACTTTTTTGCCTCGGCTACCGTGTACGTGGATTTTGAACTTGGGAAGATCTACGTGACAGATGCGTACCACACAAAAACGACGTTCGATAATCAAGCTCGCCACGTTGTTGAAGACTTCATGCTCCACACGTCAGAAGAAGTCGCAATTGAGGCCATCGCTTATCAGGACTCACTGCCTCAATACCTGGACACCATCGCAAACCGCTCGTTCAGAGATCTTGGATGGGAGAAGTCTGTTTCCAGCGATGGGTCTACGACGCTTGAAATGCGCAAGGTTCGTCGCGTACCTCAACTGCCTATCGTTCGAATGCGACCGAGAGTCGATAAAATGTCGCGACTCAAGCGAATCACACCATACATCGAGCGCGGAGATATTCTCTTTCACCCGAACATGGACCCCGAGCGACTTGGGTTCGTGAAGGAAAAAGGAAACCTAATCGGGGAGCTGACCAAGTTCCCCTTGGCGAGACATGACGATATGGTGGACGCGTTCGTAAACGCTTGCCTGCGAGCCATCAATGCACTGGCTCAGTTTCAGCAAGACGAGGACGAGGAAGACGGACCAGAACTAAGCATGCGAATGCGTGTGATTGGGATGTGAGATGGACGGTGACTCAGTAAAAGGGGTCGTGATACTCGTGCTGCTCTTGGGTGGGGGTGGCGGTTTGTGGATAGCTATCCTCCACTGGAAGTTGCGCAAGGTGGCAGAGCAACACGCGCTCGAACGAAAGTCTCGCCTGGAACTGCAGCGCGAGCTGGAACACTACAAGGCAAAGGACGACGCTGATGCGATGGACGACGAGGAGCTTCTGGACGACGTTGCTGGGGTGTTTGGTCGTCGCGACTAGCGCGGCTGCAGAGGAACCCGCCCAAGAGTGGCCCGAGTATTTTGCCCCTACCGTGCTGCGCGATGTGAAGGGGAAACGTGGAGGTGAGCTGAAGCTCTACCCCAAGGCGTACCTTCTACACCGCGAGGACTTCGAGAAGATCTCGGTCATGGGCAAAGACCTGGAGTCGTGCTCGCGCGACCTAGGAGCCTGCGAGCAACGGGAGGTTGAGGAAATCAAAACCCCAGGCTTCTGGGATTCGACCCCAGGGCTGGTGCTGAAGTACGGGCTAGCCTTTGGTGCAGGAGTTGGGGTCACCGTTGGCATTATGTATGCCGTGGCTTCTCCCGGTTAGAGATGCTCAAGTGACCCAGTGATGAGGGCTCGCGAGACGGCGGCGGCTGTCCGTGGGTCCTCGGTTTTCCACCCACCGTAGTAGAGGCGGTCACTCAGATCGTCTAGGTCGCACATGGCCGAGTCGAGGTTGAGTTCCTTGAAGTGCTCGATCATGGTGCTCACGTAGAGGGCAACCCGTTTGATACCTGCGGCATCGGGGTTGGCCCCGGGCCGGAAGACCTTGGGGTCGATCTCGTGCTTCCCGAGCTTGTCCCACAGTGTTCGTTCTGCCGTGCCCAGGGCCTTTGCTGATGCGCGAACGTTGCCGTCCGTCATGGTCAACGTCCGTTCGATCAGGCTTTTCTCGAAAGCCTCGACCTGTTCCTGTAGCGTCATAACGACTCCAGAAACTCGACCATTTCAGAACGCTGGAAAGGCTTGCTGATGAACGGAGCACCGTCGAGCTGACGGCGCTCACGTTCCCCGGCTTCCGAGTCATCTTGCCCGACCGCGCGGCCAGACACCACCCCCACCGGTAGACCGTGCTTCCTGCAGAGGGCGACCATCGCCGCGCCCGAAGGATCCCAATCAGTTACTACCACATCCACCGAGGCGAGATGTGGTCGCGCGCTTTCAGCGTCTTGAGCTGTGATGAGTTCCCATCGCTCCTGGTTTCTGAATATCCGAACGACTGCGCGGAGCATCATCGAGTCGTCATCTACAAAGAGAACGCGAGTTTTTGCGCTCATATCTGCACTCCTTAGCATAGGTTTCACGTGAAACGCTAGCGCGTCCACACGCCTGACTTGATCACTTGGCAGCCTTGGACCGACCGGTTGAACTGGTAGGCCCAACAGTCCACGCCCTCGCGCGTCGTAATGCGCACGCGCTGGTAGAGGCCGTGGGAGATCCCTTCGATGCCATCCCATTTCGCGAGGGTGTCCGAGTCCACTGCGCGGACCTGCCCACGAACCAAACCGGGCTCGTCAAAACGAACGAGCGCGATCCCACTGCAGTACATCCGCCCCTCGGCAGAGTGTGGGGGATCGTTGGCAACCTCGGCTGTCTTCAAAATACCATAGACGAAAACCAGGTGTTGCCCGTCCACTGAATGGAAACACTCAGGGCACTGCCAGCAATCGTCGGACCGCTGCCCCCACCCATGGTCGTGGGGGTCCACCCCCCGTTTTGCCCTCAAGCTCTCGCCACAATCTACGCAACGCATTGTCTGGTCCCTTCCAAGCCCCTGGCTATCTCCGGGGGACCACCCCCCGGCCCCTGGGGCCATGCTTCCTATATATATGCGGGAAGCCACATAGACAAGGGGAGGGGTTGGATCGCCTAAAATTAGTGGATTTCGCCACTATTTCCCTAGCAAAAACAGGCACTTACAAAAAAGTGCACGAAAGCGAAAAAAGTCGTAGACCCTATGCGGGTATTCGCGTACTCTATTTACAGATGGACGGGGCAACAAAGCCCCCAAAGAAAAGGACCAAGACCATGGCAAAGCAAGTTCAAATCGCAAGCAAGCAAGCTCACAACTTCACCTTCGGAATTGAGATTGAGACCCTCATGCCCCGTGGCCTGATTCGAATTGGCGGGTACCGCTCGGGCGCTCAGATTCCTGGCCTCCCCCAAGGGTGGAACGCACACACTGATTGCTCGCTCTCCACCAGCCTGAGCGGGTACCAGCCCATGGAAATTGTCTCCCCTATCCTCAAGGGAGCTGAGGGCCTTCGTCAGGTGTTGCAGGTAGCTGAGTGGATGAACGCCAACGGATTCAAGACCAACCGATCTTGCGGGACCCACGTCCACGTCGGGGTTGAGTCTGTAGCCGGTCGGATGCCCAATGCCCAGCAAAAGTGGGTGGGCAACCTGACCAACGTGGTCGCTCAGTTCGAGCAAGCCATCCGGGGCGCCGCTGGTTCCGCTCAGCGAGTGAACGGTCGGTGGTGCCAGAGCATCCGAAACGAGCAGAACAAGCAAGCGGCTGAGCGCGTGCGCAAGGGGCAAGCCAGCCACGTTCGCGGTGGAACAATCAACAATGGCGGGCGCTATCACCTTCTGAATCTCCAGAACGTGAACGGAACCCGCCTCAATACGGTTGAGTTCCGCGCCTTCTCCGGTACCACCGAAGGCCTCAAGATGGTTGCTTGGGTTTCGATGTGCCTCGCGATGTGCGAGCGGGCTCTCGGTCGCAAGGCTACCTGGGACCGCACCGATACCAAAGCATACGAAACCAAGACCACTGGCGAGGCTCGCAAGGCAATCAATCGCTTCTTCTGCCTCATGGGTTGGAAGCTAGGCCGCAAGGATTCCGGCAAGCCTGAGTGCGATGCCTTCGGGATTATCGATCTTGAGCAAGTCGCAGAGTACCGCAAAGAGCTTCGTCGCCTCTGCACCAAATTCGACAAGCAAAGCGCCGCGTAAGGCGGTCCATCTAGGGGGGTGGGGATTGGTCTCCCCATCCCCCGCATTCGATCTTGACCCGTGCCCACTAACCAGGTGGGCACGGTGCGTTGAAAGGACCACGACATGCCCAAACAACTATTGCCCCAGACAAAAGCCAACCTACGCCGTGCTGCCTACCGGGGCCGGTTCCGAGTGTTTGCCTACGGCTCACTGAAGGAAGGACGGAGACGGCACTGGGCCCGTGGCTCGCTCTATCTTCGGGAGACAGGACAGGCCGCCGTGGACTTCCAGGGAAAGGGGCTCGTTGCTGGCGAGCTTCTCTATGTGGACCTGGAGGGCCTGGTAGCTCTCGACCGTCGGGAGGGTCACCCCCAAGTCTACTGTCGGGAGCTGATCACCTTGAGATCTGGCGCAGTGGCCTGGGGCTATCAGTGGTCGCGCGGTTTCGATGGACTGGAGCGCGTGACGGATGGGGTCTGGCGCTTCGAGCATCTGCAAGTTTGGCGTGCTCGATACACATCAAACCCCCTATGGAGACGCGCTGAGCGCCTCGGTAAGCCGCTGCCAGAGCCCCCGGGTACCCGAGTGACCAAGCGCGAGTTTCCGCCACTCTACCACCCATCCTGGGACGACTGCGCATGGGCAATGGACCACCTAGACGATTAGCAACAATGCGCTTGACTCTCGTAAAGGAATCATGAGACAAGAGTCAGGACAGTTCTTTATCAACTCTTTGAAAACAGAAACGGATTGAAACATGACCAGACACTCAGCAGCCCAGATTGTGGACAGCCTGCAGACTGCAGGGGTTCACCTGGGAGACCTAGTTTTCTACCGGCTCTGGGAAGCCACCAGCCCCCGCGAGCGCGTGCTGCATATCGCGGGGGAGGTTGGGTTCCCGGAAGATCTCGTACCCAAGGGCATGGACGACGATGCCGCCTGGACTCGCGCCATGCGACTCGTGCATGAGGAAGGCTACTTGATTCGACCCGTCGCCAAGGATGCAGAGCACATAACCTGGGCCGTGGTCGCGGAGACTGCCGACACTACCAACAACGATCTAGAATACGCGACGACCTCGCGCATGACCCTGCATCGAAAAACAGGCAAGCGGCTCTATGAGAACCGGGCTCACCCCGTCTGCAAGCGGGTGGATTCCAAGTTTCTGGAGCTTCGAGGGTCGGTGACCACGGATCAAATCCGCTCCACCATGAAGCGCATCTGCAAGGACAACGAGGGGATCCCCATCGGTACCGAGTGGTTCGTGCCTGGGAACCACGCGCAGTTGCTCCGCTCGATGCGCGACCTCGTGAACAGGTTGGGGGGATCTGAAGTCTGGCTGCTCCCAGTCCACGACACCGCAGATACTCGCGACACGTTGACCGGTGCATTCCGATCTACGATGGCTGACGAGCTTGCAGCCCTCAAGAGGGAGATCGAAGACTTCGACGAGACCAGCAGGATTGACACCCTCGAACGTCGGCTCGAAACCTTCGAGTCCCTGCGCAGCCGTGCTGCGCTCTATGAAGGAATGCTAGAGGTTGCACACGACGACCTCGACAAAACCATCCAACGGCTACAGCGCAAGGTCAGCAAGATGCTCGGCGTCAAGACCAAAGCGAAGGAAGCCAAAGCCAAAAACAAAAAGTAGGAGACCAGACAAATGTCACAAGCACAAACCAACATCCAAGCAGTACCCTCCACCCACCAGCAAACCCTCGGCACTTTGCGCAACGAGCTGCGCCAAGTGTTCTACGAGCGCAACCACATCATTGACGGTGCCTTGGCTGCGCTCATCGCGGGCGAGCACATCCTGTTGCTGGGCCCCCCGGGCACAGCCAAGTCTTCCCTGGCTCGCGTTCTCTGCAATGCGATCCAGGGAGCCAATTACTTTGAGCGCTTGCTCGGCAAGGGGTCCGTACCCGAAGAATTGTTCGGGCCCTTCAAGGTGTCGGCGCTCAAGAACGATTGCTTCGAGCGGAAGATCGACCGCAAGTTGCCCGAAGCGCACATCGCTTTTCTCGATGAGATCTGGAAGGCCAACACGATGGTACTCAACTCTCTTTTGCGCGTAGCGAATGAGCGCGTATTCGACAACGACCAAGTGATCAACGTTCCCTTGCTCTCGATGTTCGGCGCCTCCAACGAGCTGCCCGAGTCAGAGGAGCTGGAGGCCCTCTTTGATCGCTTCGTCTTTCGCTACTGGGTCGATTCCATTTCAGATCGAGACAACTTGAAAGCGATGCTCACGAGCAAAGACCCCACCATCGCAACGAGCATAGCCCTCGCAGATCTCGAAGCCATGCAGAAAGAAGCCAAGCAAGTGAAGCTGGAGCCGGGGGCAATGGACGTTCTCTTGGATGTGAAGGTTGCAACGGAGCGAGCTGGTGTGCGTGCCTCGGACCGTCGCTGGAAAAAGGTAGTCAAGGTTCTCAAGGCGTTTGCCTACGTATGCGGGGACACTGAAGTGGGCGAGGATCATTTCGATATCTTGCCCGACGTTCTCTGGCGCGAACCCAAAGAGCGGGCAACGCTGGTGCAGGAAGTTGGGAAGGTCGCTAACCCAATGGCAGCCAAGGCAAGCGAGGTTCTCGACGCAGCAAAAGAGCTGTTCCGGGAACTGCCCCAGACTGATGGCCCAGACGCACGTCCCAAGGCTGAGTGCCTTGCAGCGATGGCAGAGACCAACGCTGAATTCGAGCGCATGGAATCAGAGCTGCAGAATTCGATCCAGTCCAATCCAAACAAGGCGCGGAAACTCAAGGAAGCTGCAGACGAGGTTGCCAAGATGCACCAAGAGGTACAGCGCCAGGCAGCCAAGCTGGCAGGGGTGAGGATCTAACATGGCACGGAAACTATGGGACCCGACCAAGGCCGCCAAAGAGCAGGCGGGGCATGGGCTTATTGCTGCAGTCAGCCCCTCCACCGCTTCGCAACGGCGCGTCGATTCTGACCTCGTGTACCAGACGAACAAGTGGCACCGGTACCAATACTCTGAGTTTGCGCAGGGCAGCGAAGAAGCTGCGCTGATGGCTGACCAAGGCTCTAAGGGCATGGAGCGCTGGCCTGCGTACATGCGAGAAGTGTTCACCAGGCTCTATGCCGAGAACGCGCAGCGACTCCCAGCGGAGGATGTTCGACCCACCAGCGGGTGGGCAGAGCAAGCCCATGAGGTAGTCGAGGAGCTGCCCGAATTCAAGCGACTGCAGGACCGTTGCCGTGGTGACCGCCTATGGTCCGGTGTGTCCAGCACTGCGCTTGCTGAGTCAGTTCTGCAGGCATTGCCGGAACCGTCGGAGCAGATCCGGGACAGCCAAAGCGTCGAGCGGTTGCTGCAGGGCTATGAACAACTACAGGCCGCTGGAGTCCCGTGCGAGGCAGAGCAAGCAGAAGCCAGGAAGCGCATGCAACAGATGCAACAGACTGCACAGAACTTCCAGCAACAGATGGACCCCTCGGCCATGCGTCACGCCATGCGCCAGGGGATTCAGAAGGCGAACACGGACATCGACCAGGCCCAGGCTACGCTCGACGCTTTCGGATGGGGCAACGAGTCTGGGTCGGCTGGCCGTGGCGGGGACCTTGAGCAGAAGCGAAAGTTGATGGAGAGGGTTGGTAGGTCAGAAAAGCTCAAGGCCCTTGCAGAGCTGGCGGGACGAATGCGCCGAGTAGCTGCAGCGCAGCAACGAAGCAAAGCAGACTACCGGCGTGATGAGATCTCAGACATTACCCACGGTGATGACCTCGCACGGTTGCTCCCCGTGGAAACTCTGAAGCTATCCGATCCAGACTTCGAGGCTCTGTTCTTTCAGGGGCTCATGGAGCGGTCGCTGCTCAATTACGAGCTAAAGGGACAAGCCCCCCAAGGCCGCGGGCCCATCGTCGTGTGCATCGACAACAGCGGCTCAATGGCTGGTGACCGGGAAGTGTGGAGCAAAGCGGTGGCCCTGGCGATGCTGGACATCGCACGCAAGGAAAACCGTAGCTTTGCCGTCCTTCACTTCTGCACCGAGGTAGGATGCAAACTCGTATGGGAGCGTGGACCCAACCCACCCAGTTGGGAGCATGTATGCGAGCTGATGGAATATTTCAGTGGGGGAGGCACCAACTTTGAACCAGTGCTGAAAGAGGCACTGACGATTGTGGAGGAGGACCAGTTCACAAAAGCAGACATCGTGCTGATCACGGACGGTGCTGCAGGCACATCCTTTGCGGAAGACTTCCGCAGGCGGTGCGCACAGAAGGAAGTTAGAACCTACGGCATCGAGATCGGTGGCTGGGGTGGGGAGACTGCGCTCGATAATTTCTGCGACAAGGTAATGCAGATCGATGACGTGAGCGGCCCCAACTCTGCAACCGATGTTGTCTTTGAGATTTGAAAGGACCAGAGCAATGAAGACTTTGAAACAGGGAGACAGTGTAACCATCGACGGCAGCCCGTATGGGGTGAAGTCGAAGTGCGCAGAGGATGACGGCCACTGGTTCTGCGGTACCTGCAGAACACACATGGCCCACAACCGGGAGCGCGATGAGCACCTGGGGAAAAACCCAGAGCACGCGATGGTTTGGATCTGCCACGACCACGGGCCCGAGGAAGTAGCCGCGTGAGTCAGTTTGACACTTTGCGAGATGCCAGGTGGCGCTCGCTTCATTCATCGGAGTTGGTGATGGGACGTAGGAAAGTAGAACCGAAGTGGACACCGTTCGAGCAGGTGCCTGTTGATGGACACCACGAGCGCGTTGCGAGGATTGGATGGGAACCCGACCCAATGAATCAGGCCGTCGCGGTGTATGTGAACAGTCGCTATCAGGTGACGCTCTTCAGGTACCCGGGGAACTACTGGCCAGGTATGCCGTTGGAGATCGTCCAGCTCTCTATCAAGCGACACGACAAGCGCGAGATCAAAGACTGGCGCGACCTGCAGCGGCTGAAGAGTGAGATCATGGGGCCCGAGGTAGAGGCAGTCGAGCTGTATCCTGCAGAGTGGCGCATGGTGGACACGGCAAACCAGTACCACCTTTGGTGCCTGCCCCCAGATTCAGCGTTCCCCTTGGGGTACGTTGATGGGCGCATTATCTCGGGCCCGGTGAACCCGGACGGCAGCAACCCAAGTGGATCTAGGCAGCGACCGTTCGAAGAGGAACCCGAGGGCGCCATGCCCCCTGGACTCGTCGAGGCGCTATCCACAGGTGGGGGAGTCTGTTCACAGTGTGGTGAGAAGGGAGAGATAGACTTGCGCACGGGAGACGCCCATTGCAACTGCGGTAGCGAATGGAACCTACTCGCGAGTTAGCAGGTATCCACAACTCTATCCACAAGGGAGCCCAAGCGGCTCCCTTTTTTTTGCCTGCCGTAAAGTTTTGCATTGACGATGGCAAACGATCCAGATTAAACAAGCGCCCATTGTTGGTGGCAGTGAAGGACTCACATGGATCTCAACGAGCAACGAGTAGCATCCTTTTGCGAGCGCGTTCGCGTTCGCTTGGCGGTGCTGAACAGTAGCCGATCATCGCTAGCAGCGAGCATGGGCATTACACGGCAACGCCTCTGGCAAATCCTGGAGGACCCGTACGCATGTTCGGTGAGGACGTTGGATCCAATGGCGGAAGCCCTTGGGGTGACAACCGCATGGTTGCTCGACGGTGAATTGAGGGACGCACTGCCCGATATCACTAAACTACCAGAAGAGGTGACGACGTGACCAGACGGCTCCTGACCAATTCAATGCGGCGAACCTTTACGCAGTGCAGGCGTAAATATTTCTTTGTCTATCCCGAGAGACTGTCCCCCATAGTGACAGCCCCTCCCCTGAGTTTCGGGCAGCTCGTGCACGACTGCCTTGAAGACTTCCACATAAACAAAAACGTGCTTTTCGATCACGTCATGAATGCGTGGGAGATAAAGCACCACGCAGAAGTGGATGCGGCTGCAGGGAGCAACGAATACGCAGACGTTGACCACGACAAGATCGCAGACCTGCGCAAACTCGCAACCGGGATGATGCAGGGGTACGTGCAACGGTACGCCAACGATCTGAACACCTGGCGCATCCTCGCATGCGAGAAACCGTTTCGCTATCCGATCTCCACATTCAAGAGCGGTACGCGCGGGCGCAGTTCTGCAACATGGGACTTCGGGGGGAAGATCGATCTACTCTTTGCGGACCAAGACGGGTCCTGGATCTTAGAGAACAAGACGACCCAGGAGACGGACAAGGACAAATACGAAACCACACTGATGCTCGACACCCAACCCATCGGTTACGTGTGGGGGGCAGAGAAGTTGATCCAGGAAATGGGTTGGCCACCGTTGCGAGGAATCATCTACAACGTACTACGCAAGAAACTCCCCGCCGACCCACACCCGCTCAAGTGCAAGTCATGCAAAGGGAGTGGCCAGCCCACAAAGAAAGCACAGAAGGAAGGCCACACGAGTTGCCCGACCTGCAACGCAACTGGTGTGGTGGGGATCTCCACGAAGCAAAGCACCGACACGACAGTTGAGAAGTACGTCGCAGCAATTCGCAGCTACCCGCATCTAGACATCAACGACAAGGACTATGAAGATGTGATCTCGATGCTGACCTCTAGAGGAGACCGATTCTTCTGGCGGTTCTGGCATCCTGTATCGCTGCAGGACATCGAGGATTGGGAACGCGAGACATACCAAATCACTCGCGACATCGACACGTGTGAGGCCTTCTACCGCAACGTGAGTGCCTGCTCTGTCAATGGGCGAAAGTGCCCGTACCGCCGAATCTGTCTCGAAGACGATCCAATCGCGCGTCGCAACTTCATCGTACGCGACACCGAACACCCAGAGCTGAAAGCCGAAGAAATCGACGCAGCCTAATTCAGGGCTGAGTTTTAACCGGGGCAACCCCCTATGAGGTAAACCTATGGCGACAAAGGCCAGTGACTTGGATACCGCTGACCATGCGAAAATACTGACGCATGGGAACAGTGGGGCGGGAAAGAGCGAGCTGGGCGCTACGTTCTATCGCCCGCTGATACTTCTCTGCGAACGGCAAGCGGTGCGGACAATCCGCAGACGCAACCCGGATGCAGAGATCGAATTCATTGAGAGCACCGACGATCTACGTGGCGCATTGTCAATGCTCAAGATGCAGCACCAGCGCGGAGACTGCCCGTACGATGGGGTCGTGCTCGATTCGTTGACCGAAATGCAGCAGATCCTAAAGAAAGACATTCTCGACCAAGCAAAACGGGAAAGTCTTACGATGGGAGAATGGGGCGTGGTCATCGACCGTACCGCGAACATCACTCGGAGCTTTCGAGACCTTCCGATGCACGTGCTCGTTTTGTGCCGAAGCGAGGAGTCATTCTCCAATGACGAGCGGTTCGTGCGTCCCTCACTCCAAGGCAAAAAGTTACCCAACGACATTGCTGGCTTCTTCAATATCGTTGGGTACCAGTTCAAGAAACAGAACCCTGACGGAGAGATCGTACACTTGACTCTATTCGAGGGTGTCGATGGTTTCTTGACTAAAGGTGATGCAGACCTAGAGCGGGTTGAAGTTCCCAACGTGCCGCTTTGGCTTCGCAAGATGTATGGAGCCGGTACTCTCGGCGCATGCAGCGATGAAGAGTTAAAGAAGCTCAAAGCGATAGGGGCTACCGAGACCGGACATCGGCACAAACCGGAGGAGGAAGTGGAAGCGCCTGACGAAAAGCTCAACGCTGAACCGGGACAAGAGCCCGCAAAGAAATCGGAGAGCAAAAAGGGCAAGGGCAACAAACAAAACAGCGCAGCAGAGGAAGGGGCAGCAGCAGCAGCAGCCGCCGCCGCCGCTGCTAGCTGACACCAACTACAAAGCAGGAGAAACCAATGGGACGTACTATCAATCCAGAAGCTGATGCTGGGGATATGGAAGGGTTCAAAACCCCTCCACCTGACGTGTACTTCGTGAAGATCGAAGACATGGAAAAGAGAGACAGTCAGTCTTCTGGGATTCCGTACTACAACGGAACAATCCGAGTTCTCTCAGGGATAAAAACCAAAGCTGACTTTCAGAATGCGAAGTTTTGGGACGTGCTCTCTACCAGCGACAATGCCGTGTGGAAGATTGCGCAACTTGCAGTGTCGTGCGGTGTGACTTCTGAGATCGACATCGACAACGAGTCGGAGGTGAAACGAGCACTCGTTGGCAAGATCGCAAAAGTCCAAACCAAGATGGAAGAGTACGAAGGCGAGAAGCGCACAAAAGTACAGCAGTGGATGCGGATGACCCCGGAGGAGCGCCAAGCGTTCAGCAAGGCAATGAGTGGTGGTGGCAGTAGGAGCGCACTGCCGGACGCTCCAACTGGAGCACAAGCAAGTGGCGGAACACCGCCACCGCCGATGGACGACGTACCGTTCTAAGCATCGTGTGAACAAGGGGAGCGGCGCAAACGCGAGCCGCTCCCCTTCTCGGGGTATAGAATGAGCAACGACGACTTCCGCGTGCGGTTTGGTTTCTTGGACCACTACAAGACCGACGATCTGCGCGACCAGTGTGGGGACGGTGACATGGTTCTGGGGGACCATGCCGTGGTGTGCTTCCAGCGACTCTGGGAATTTTGCGGCAAACAACCCAACCGACGAGACGGGAATCTTCACGGAATGACCGACCGTCAAATCGAGCTGCAATCAAAGTGGTCGCGCGACCAAGGGGTGTTCGTTCGTGCTCTGGTCAACTGCGGGTTCCTCGACGGCGACGAAAACGAGCGCGAAATACACGATTGGGAGGAGCACCAATCTTGGCTCGCTGGCTATGAAAAACGAAGCCAAGCAGCCCGCACGGGGGGGGAGGCGAGCGTAAAAGCGCGCAAAAAGAAGAAAAGGTCCAAGCGTAAACCAGGGAAAAACCAGGAGAAACAGACCACTGAACGGTCCGTTAACGAAGCGTTGACGGATGCTCAACGGGGCGGTAACGGATCTGAACGGAAGCCCAACGGATTTGAACCCCCTTCCCTACCCTCCCCTTCCTTTCCTGACCCTACCCAACCCAACCCTTCCCAACCCAACCCAACTCTCTTTAGTGCGAGCGCGGCTCGCACTGGAGAGGATCCCCCGGATGAGGACGACGAAGCCGAGCGACCAGAGCGACCAGGGGGATCTGACTACGCTGCAGATGCACGAGCAGTCGTTGACCACTTCCTGCAGAAGTTTCCAAACCGGAGGGTCAAGACTGGGGTCAACGCATCGAGAAACGGTGCCTACAAGAAAGTTATAGCTAGACTGAAAGAGGGATTCACTGCGGATGAATTGAAGCAAGCTATTGAGGGGAACGCGAACGATCAATGGCACAGGCAGCACAGCAAACACGAGCTGGACTACATCTGCCAAAGCGAAAACCGAGTGAATATGTTTCTCAACAAACGACAGGTGCAAGTGCGTGCAGCTACTAAACAAGGCCATGCAGAAACCCCGAGAGGGGTTGGGCCTGGTCACCCCTCATTCGTACCGCGCACACAAGAAGAGAACGAAGCACACTACCAAGCGCTGAAGCGTGGTGAGGGTATCCGTCGTGATTGATGAAGAGAGCAAGCTGGAAGAGAGCGTTGATGATTTCATCGCTCGCCAAGGTTGGAAGATTCAAAAGCACGAAGGTGGAGAGATTGTTCTGCAAGGCTGCCCGCTCTGTGGGAAGTCGAGCAAGAAGCGTACGGACAGAAACTTCTACATCAACGCAACGACCGGCCAATACTGTACCTACTGCTGTATGGAAAAAGGAAACTTGATCACGCTCAAGAAACACCTGGGACTCATCGAGCTAGAGCGACCGTTCGGTAAAGGGGATCCGATGGTGGATCGACTGACTCAACGACTCAAGCAGTCGCGTGGGTCGTCGTGGGAGGGGCACTCGTTGCCGCCCTCTGAGTCTGTGCAGTTCTTTGAGAAGCGACTCGAAGCGGTTGGCGATGCGATGGGGTACTTGCGAGAGGAGCGCTGCCTAGAAGAAAAAACGATCAAACACTTCCGCCTAGGGTTGGCGCGTCGAGGGTACTGCAAGGCATGCGAGGGGCAGGTGCTCGTATCGAAGGAAGCCTGCCACGTGTGCAAGGGCTACGTGTCGAACGTGTACGAAGCAATTGCGATCCCAGTGTTTGTTGGCAAGCAGTTGGTCAACTACAAGTTTCGATCCTACGAAGGACAGAAGCGGTTCGAGAAATGGAAGGGCGCACCCAATCTACTGTTCAACTTGGATTCGCTAGAGAACCACTACGAGTCCGTGATGATTTGCGAGGCAGAGTTGGATGTGATGACCCTCTGGCAGTTAGGATACGAGGTGGCTATCGGCACGGGAACAGCGGGACGTAACCTCGATGACGACGCACGCGAACGACTCGCGAGATTTGACGAGGTATTGATCGCGTACGACAGTGACCGGGCTGGGGAGGATGGCGCGGAGAAACTTGCGGGGCAGTTGGGCAGGTACCGGTGCGGGCGAGTGAAGTTTCCAGACAAGGACGTGAACGACTGTCTGAGAAATGGTCGCAGCGTCGAGGAAATCAAAACATACATCGAAGGTGCGCAAGCCTATCAACACTCATCGGTCAAACACATTGGGGACTTCGAGGCAGAGCTTTGGGAGCTGAAGAAAGGGGACAGCGAAAAAGTTCTTGGTCGTCAGAGCATGTGGCACGGGGTCAACAACCTCATTGCGGGGTGGCGAGCTGGCGAGGTGACTGTGGTTACCGGTGACACGGGGTCGGGCAAAACTACTTGGACAACTGCGTGTGCGTGGGACCAGTCGAAGGGAGATCCTGGCGACAGTCGGGACGGGGTTGGGACATTGATTGCATCATTCGAGATGCCGAGCCGAGACACTGCGCGAAAACTCGTAAGCATGGAGGCGGGCAAGTCGTTCGTTGACATGGACAACGTAGATCTTCACAACGCAATGTCCAACCTGCGAAGTCGAAACATTTTCTTTGTGGACCACTACGGTGAAATACCACTCGATGATTTGCGAGACGCTATCGAGTACGGGGTGCGACGGTACGGGCTTTGGTACGTCGTGGTAGATCACTTGCACTTCATGCTTGAAGGATCGCCCGAGAAAGAACGCTACATGATCGACAAGACTATGCGAGCAATAAAGTCTTGGGCGTTGAAGCTGCAAGTTCACATCGTACTCGTCGTGCACCCATCAAAGCTGCGAACTGATATCGAAGGGGTGCCCCTAAAAGTTGAGCTGAACGATCTAAAGGGGTCGTCGGAGATCAAGAAAGTTGCTGACAACGTGTTGCGGGTCTGGGTGCCACGGGACCTAGACCGCAGCAACAACCACGTGCCCTACTCCGAGATTACGACGCTCAAGGCGAGGTCTGATTTTGCCAAGGAAGGGTCAGTGCAGTTGGAGTTCGACCGAAACTCTTTGCGGTATGAGTACACGGAAGGGACCCCAACCCAAAACCCAACCACCCTGCAAGCTGGCCCGCAGGCAGTGGCTGATGCAATCCAGCAAGCGGCGCAGGCTGCTGCAGCAAGCGAGCCCGAGCCGGAACCGGAACCAAGCCAGCAAGCCTTTAAGCTCTACACCGGAAGCCCAAGCGATAGGCAGCCAGCAGGGGAGGGCTCATGAGTTCCATAACGACACCGCAGGCAGCGAGAAAAATAATCGCGACCTCTACACGGCAGGTTGCTGATGCACTGGAGCAGGCGACAAAAGCGAAGGGCTTGTGCGAACCGGAGGACGCGAACGCCAATTATCTTTGGAGCAATCTAATCAGACTGTGCGAGGACTTCGCACGAGGGAAACCAAATGCCAGACTTAACAGCGGAAACAAAAAAGAAACTGATAAAAGCTCGCAATGTGATGGAGGATCTCAAGCAGGAAGCTGAGACCCACATTGCATCGGGAGGGCTTGACCCGGACACGGAAGTGGTAGAGCGCGACGTGTCGGGCGCCACGAACAAGTTTCTATCCGATACCAAGGATGAGAAGCTCACGCGCAAGCGGCGCGTACGACCGAACAAAGATCCAAAACTCGAAGACGGTTGGACCACACTGCGGTTCCGAATCACCCTAGAGCAACGGGACATAATCATGGCTGCGATGGAGCGAGCGAAAGAGCTATCAACGCAGATCCCAGGCAAGCGAGCTTGGAAAGGGGTTATGTTGGAGTACGTTGCAGCGGAGTTCTTGGCGTCGAACGGATACCCGCAGACAACGCCATGAAAAAACTGATAGAGGCACTGCGTCGGTTCTTCGCGTGGCTGTACGCAAAGCCAGCGCGAGATCAAGACGCGCACATTGTAACGATGGGTGGAACGATCTACCTGCGAACGAAAGGCAAAGGGGAGATGAGCACAAACGCATTGATCATTGCAGGTCGAGAGGTGCCAGTAGAGTTTCCGGTGGTACGTTGGGATCAGGACGGTGGACTTGGTTTGCCGTCTGCGCATCTAAAGCCGCGCTCGCGTCGCCCAGATGTGTTCGTGTTCCATTGGGATGTTTGCAAAAGCTCGCACCAGTGCCACGAGGTTTTGCTACAGCGAGGGTTGGGTATCCATTTCATGATCGACGGCGATGCTGCAGCAACGCTCTATCAGCTTTGTGACCCAGCAAAATGGATTGCCCAACATGCGCCGCCTATCAACTGGCGAAGCATCGGGGTTGAAGTAAACAATCCCGTTCTCGAAAAGTGGTGGAACCCACAGGATGGTCGGCCAATGGTGAAGGAGCAAGCAAAACCCAATGGTCGGCAGGTTTGGAATCATCAGGACTTCACCGCAGCCCAGAAGAGTCGTTGCGTTGAGCTGGCAGATGCAATCTGCAAAGCGTTCGAGATTCCGAAACGGATACCGTTGCCAAGTCAGAAGCTCGATGAGATCGAGTCAGGGGTGGTGGGGCACTACCAGGTAAGCAGCACAAAGGTGGACCCAGGGTTGACGCTATGGCCAGCGTTCGAGAACGCAGGGTACGAGCGGACATGAACTACGAAGATTTGATCGAAGAGCTTGAACCAAAGCTCCGGGAAATTGTCGAATCAGGACATGGAGGCGAAAGTGAGCTGGGCTGGGTACTCAAGGCAAAAAGCTATCACGAGCAGGGCATCGTTCCACCTAACGCCTTGCGGGCGAAACTGCGGGAGCTTTGGGAGGCTCAGGTTGCAACCCCATGTGACCATATCGACAAGCACGGCATGTGCTCTTGGCTGTCCAAGAAGGAAGCGCCTGGGGTTACACTCCCCTGTCCATTCTACCGGGACAACGAAGACCCCCGAGGATGCGGAGGGTACCGTGCGATGAGTGTGAACAAACTTGGCAAGGGGCTGGACGTTGTGTCCCTGCGGCGAGGAAAGAAGTCGTGAAGGTTGAAGTCTACGAAGTGATCAAAGGCAGAGCGAACCCGCATGCGGTTGCGACGTTCGAGGTTACTGGCCGAACGGTTTCCGAAGCGAAGAAGCTGGCGAGGGAGGAGTTGGAAAAGAAGTACCGCGTGCGAGCGTTGGGCCCTAAGAGCACGGGGGGGTTGATCTCGTACGTGACGGAGAAAACGACACCGGAAGAAAAGAAGCGCGGCAAACCCGTACGGCACGACGGACCGATAGGGCAGGGTCGCAAAGTTCAACGCAGTAGAAGCAAAGGTAAGAGAGGGAAGCGATGAGGCTCTTTGAACGACTCCAACAGTTGGCAGCAAGGGCACGAGCAGCCGGACGTGCAGAGTTGGCGTCGGGATATGAGCACGCTTTGCAGATCGCAAAGCACGAGATATTCCAGGCCGAAGACGGGAGCGAGCTGGAGGAAATGCTGGAAGAGGAAGCCCTCGAACAGCGACGACAGATACAGACACGGAAGCGAGCCGAGAACGCAGCACGGTCGTTGCGTGCGCGCGGATTGCAAACATTCGCTGCCAGGGCCGAGCCCGTACGGCGTGGCACCGGAGGATTGAGACCAGCAGATGAGTAGAAAGATCAACCCACTGATGGAAGCCGTGAGGCACAACGAGACCTTGGCCGAAGCTCGCAAGCTGCTGTCGGCGCTAGCCCCCAAGGTGCAAGCGATGCACTACGGGAACAAGAAGTCGGCAGAGTTCATCGAGCAGATGGCGGGACGCATTGCGGTTGAGGGAGACAACGCAGTGTGTACGGAACGCCAATTAGATTGGCTACGAAACCTCGCGGACCAGTACAAGGTTAGGGTGGACCTATGAAGCAGGAACTACGTGACGCAGTGGTTGAGGCGCTTTGTATCGATCCTACGATCAACATGGTGGTGGACAACGAGCCGTACCCAATAGGGCAGGTTCGAGATATCCAGCCGGTGTCCTTGGGGGCGTTCAAAGTTTCGTTCCAGTTGGAAGACAGGAGCACGAACGAGGTAGAGGATGGCAGTGCCATGGTGGTATTCGCTGATGTTGGAGATGGTGAGCGGGTCCCAATCATGTGGAAAGAGCTAGACTGATGGCGGCCCCGCAAGCGGTACGCGATGCGCTGCGAACCATCCTGCAGTTGCTGGCTGATGCCAGCTCGCAGGATGGTGTGCGCATTGGCTTTGGTACTCCGGGGAGTGTTGTGCCGATACCAAGGCAGGACGACCTAGAGACAGGAATCGCGTACGACCCCGAGGACAGCGCAATAAACACGGGCATCAATGCGGTTGCTGATTTCTTCTACGACACGCTATCGCCTATCGGGACGATCCGTTTCGTCAACACTCTGGCAGCAATACCGGATGGGTGGCAGATCGCAGACGGAAGCAACGGCACACCCAATCTAATCGGGCGCTACTTCAAGGCTGCAGCGACGGCAGGAGGGACGGGCGGTGCAGCGAACCACAGCCACACGGTAAACTCGCACACCCATTCGATGCAGAGCCACACCCACTCAATGCAGAACCACTTTCATTCGATGCAAAACCACGTACACGGTCAAAGTGCCCATGCTCACAATATGCCAATCGGTTTTGATGATGGATCGGAATATTGGATAGGCAATGCGTCCGATCTCCCCCTCTACGGGTCGGTAGTTTTCACTGCGAGGCGTTCGACGCAGGCGAAGGCTGCAGAGGTGAGCGCACCAGCGCGGGCTGCTCTTACCCAGGTCACTACCCCGCCAGCAACGAACGGCCCGAGCACGGCGAATACTGGAAGCCCGAGCAACAACACGACGGGGGGACCAAGCTCTGCGAACACCGGAGGAAGCTCACCGGGCACTAACACCCAGAGTAACGACCCTCTGTTTTACGAAGTGATCCCAATCATCCGAGTTGCCTAATGACACCACAAGAATTGCTGGAAGATCTAAGCGGAGAGTATGGGACCGATGCAATGGAGGCGATGATCGGTTACTGGCTCGCGAAGTCGCACCGGGAACGTCCACGATTGTTCTGGTCCAAACCCGAGGGGGCAGCGAAAGCGCCGCACTATTTGGAGTTCGTACGCCAACAAAATTGTTGCCGGTGCGGAGCCGAGCCCCGCGTAGATCCTGATCACATCGGTCCGCGTGGACTGTCGCAGAAAACGGATGACTATCGAACAATCCCTTTGTGCCGCCGCTGCCATGACCTACGCCAGACCGGGAAGCTCCCAGAGTTCGATTGGAAACACCACATGGTGAACACACTCATCCGATATCTTCGGATCGTGGAGCAACGGTGAAGTTTCTACCAAGGCACAAGCGAATGATTCTGCAGGGACGAAAGACAGAGACTCGGCGCTTCTGGGACGTGCCCAAGGTTGCAGCGGGCATGATCGAGGAAGCGGTTACAATCAAAGGCCAGTGCCCGGTTTGCCACGGGGAACAGGTGTTGCTCGACGAGTGCTGTTACGAGTGCAAGGGAGTTGGAGAGTTGGAGGCTGAGAAGATCGCAGACATTGAGATATTGGACGTGCGAGCGCAGAAGGTTTGCGACTTCACAGATGAGGATGCGAAGGCCGAGGGAATGAGTACGCACGATGAACTTTGGCGTGGGCTGATGGATATCTACGGAGAGCTACCGTTGCAGCGTGAGTGCTTTGCGGTACGGTTTAGGTTGGTTGAGTGAGAATACAGTTCACGATACCGGGACCACCGGTTGCGTTCCTTGCGCAATACGACAAAAGCAAGTGGTCAACGAAGCGCAGGTACTCCCTCTATTGTGATGGAGTGCGAGCTGCAGCGATGGTTGCAGGATACCGGCACGGGCCAGTGACTCGGGAAAGGCCGGTCAGTATTTACACCAGGGCTTTTTTTGCGGATGGGAGGCACCCAGATCCCGAGAACGTCCGCAAGGCCATTGCTGACGCGCTGTTCTACGGGCAGCCTGGTGGAGACAAGTACACGGGTGGTGCCTTTTGCCCTCCGGTGTACGACAAAAGCAATCCGCGAGTCGAGGTTGTGATAGTGGATGGGCGAAAGCCCTTGAGTAAAACCATCCCCGAAGGGTGGTGAGTCGAGGGGGCGGGAACGAAGACCACCAACAGTCCCGCCCCCTCAATTTTCTCGGTGGTCGTGAGGGTACAGATGAGAGAAACGTTCGGAGTGTACTGTGCAGGTGAGCGCAAGGTAATTGGCACGGTGGAGTTTGAGGTAGGAAAGAAAGCGGACGCCACGCAGTTTCTCAACACGTTCAAGGTTCTGGAGGTCGATCCAGACATCGGGGACAAGTACCGGTACCGAGATCCAGAGGGGAAGCTGCGTACGCGGGGTGGGCAGCCATTGGTGAAGGATAGAATCCAGACGACATGCGGTCGTTGCGGCAACGCAGTGTTGTTGGTGGAGAAGAAGGGAGAGGGGTACGATATTACGGGCGGGGGTGTCTACTTCGTTCCCGGAACTATGAGTATCGGTAAGCGCAAGAAGATAACGGCATGAGCACGCGAGCCATGGACAAGATCATCCGCGCGAGCCTGGAGCGCATCAACGCGTTCTGGGTTGCCGGTACGAAGTTTGACTCCGAGCGATTCCGCAAGTTCAACGACTTGATCAAAGAAGCGATAGAGAACGGCGACGAGGAGCGGGTCAAGTACGTGTGCCACCGATACGAGAACGCATGCTTGCGTGACGTGAGAGGGGAGAGCAATGGGTAAAGTAATTCCGATGGTGCCTGGACTGGAGCTGCGACCGCTGAGTACAGAGGAACGAGCCGAGGTAAGGGAAGTGCGCGACCTGATGCCGGGCATCATTCCTGCGGGAGAGATATTTACCATGGACCCCGAGAACATACCCAGCGAATGCCAGGGTGATCACTCGTGGGAAACCTTGGAGGATGGGACGCGAGTTTGCTTCGAGCGCAGCGCGGTGCAGCTATGAGTCCGCGTTGGAAGGTACCATCAGCAGACAGAACAAGGGGCCGTCGTGAAGAGTATGAGCGAAATCAGATTGAAAAGGCGCGTCGGGAGCGACAGATCAAATGCCCCGCATGCAACGAGGTGATTGGAGTTATGGATCGAAACCACGAAATGCCGTTGTCCGCAGAGAACCACGTGTGCCCGAAGGGGAAACCGTACGTGCCACCGTCGATTGAGCTGGACGTGCCCGTTGATCTCGATGCGCTCTCAAAGAAGCTACGCAAGTTCGACGGAAGAGGGGTGAGCGAGCCAGTGCAGAACGCTGTGCGCAACGTGATTGCGTCGCACCTGGCCGAAGCGTTCCAGCGTGTTGGGCGTCGTACGCAAGTCGATGACGAAGTGCGCGATAAGTTCTGTGTGTTTCTGTTTCAGGTTTGGATGGATGCAGCGGGAGATAACAATGGGTCATCTGCGTGAGGCGTACGGTATAGCCAAGCCATCGAAAGTTGAGCCGCGCAACCGAACGATCTTAGAGATCGTCAGCACCGACCCTGCCGACGACGCAGTTGACTGCACGGACAAGCTCAATGAGTGGGCAAAGAGTTTAGATGCTCGCAACACAACTTCCGTGAAATGCCCTGGGTGCGGTACCGAGATCATCAAAGTTGCAGAAGGGGGCGTCGTGGGTGTTGTTGACTCCCACGTATGCAACATAACGCAGGGTAGACGGGGAGGGTAGGGCATGGTAAAGCTGGCCGGTCGCCTCGCAACGAGGCGGTTGGGTTGGCTCCCCTTGCGTGGTCGCGCGACCAAGTAGACTGCGCGGTGGGGTGCATATGGCCGGAGGGAATATGGACGCTGCCGAGATTCGAGAGTGCACGTGCGGGAAAAAGTTTGCCTGCCCACCAGGCAGCGATGCGAGGGAGTGTCTTGAATGTCGGCTGGGGCGATGGTCGGGGACAGTGAAGCGCCAGCGATGCAGGGGGCATAAAGATGGATCGTAATTCCAAGGTAGCCCTGGAGTTGTTCCGGCAAGCGCAGGAAGCGAAAGAGCGCGGCGAGAACCAAGAGTTTGCAGTGGACGTTGCCCCTCAGCGTGTGCGCCTCGCAAGCCAGGTAGATCTCAGCAAGGCAGATCCTAAATGCAAGCGGTGCCACGGCACGGGGAAGCTGGGCAATCGCGTCGTACCCACTGAAGAGTCCGAGCCCCTTCGAGTTCCAATCATCTGTAGGTGCGTAGCCGAGAACGGTGGCGTAACGCAGGACCGTTTCGACCAGTACATGCAAGAGGGAAAGATCGATGAATGCCATTGAATGGACTGCGGTCATTGTTGCGTCGTTGGGAATCCTTGCGACGGTTATTGCGGTTGTGGTGGTGAAGAGGCCAGAGGACGAAAAGACATCGTTGACCAAGATCACAGTTTGGGGAACCAAGGCGATTCCTTTTCTTGTGATGCTCGATGAGGAAGCGGGCAACCTTCGACCGCACATCCACAACGCGGTGCAGTTTTGGGAACGAGCAACTCCCGGGTTGTTCACCGAAGAGGTTGAGCGCACTGGCAAGATCATTCCCGTGCTGCCTGCATCGAGGCTGGATGGGTGGGGGTCGATCCGAAAGTGTCACGCTTTGGCGTACACACGGATCACGATGGACAAAGGGCGCATGGTAGATGCTGCGGTCTACATCGACCTGGGAATGGCTGCGACGTTGTCCGGCGCAATCATCGAGCGTGCCTTGGCACATGAGCTTGGGCACGTCGCGGGACTCGCCCACGACAAGGGCAAAGATTCAGTGATGTATGAAACAGCAGTTGAAGGTGCGTACGGCGTGACGTTGCCCGACCGCGTGTATCTGCAGGAGCAGTACGGGGTGGAGTCGGCGGCGTGACATGCGAGCGCGTCAGGATTGCTGGGGGTATTGGGTTTGTCTGCCATAGGGGGAAGCGGCGAGTCGCGGATGGGTGCAAGTTCTGCGGGGAGGACTCAGGGTTTCTTTGTGACTTCCCAAAGTCTAAAAACAAGACCTGCGATGCCGCCCTCTGCAGAGGGTGCGCGCACGAGCTGGGGCCGAATACACATTACTGCTTTGTGCACCCGAGGCAGAGCGTACAGCAAGAACTACCGTTGCTCCCACCGGAGCTAACAAAGAAGCTACGATGAACACGACGCGATTAGAGATTGCGCGGAGCGCGCGTCTGGAGCAGCAAGAAGCGGTGTCGCAGTTGCTCGACAGTATCTCCCCTGGTCGATTGCGTCGGGGTACTGCGAACATCCCAGCCAGTGTGGTGAGTGTCCCCGATGAATGTCTAACCGTAATTGAGATCAGCAAAGATAAACTGCGCGAGTGTGGACTCGCAACGGGAGAGGTACAGGTAGTGGTCAAATGAAGGTCAACAGATTGCATGGGGTTGGTAACCGTGAGCGGTTCACTATGGCAGAGGGTGAGGTACGCGAGGGGGTGCAGTGGTACTACGTGCAAGCGGAGGGGGAGCGTATCTGGGAGTTCGCACCAGAGAACGGAGAGACCTCCGAGTCGTGCTACAAGCGACTGATGCACGAGCACAAGATCCATACCCGCGTTTGGGATGCTCTGCAGGATGCGTGGCGTGACTGCCCAGAGACCCGGCTAGACCCAGACCTCGCAATCGAGGTTGCGGCCAAGTTCTTTCTCGACATGAACCCGGACACATTCGCGCACTACGTCGATCACATCTGGAGTGAGAACTATCGCTACGACGGGGCGTATGATGATCTCGCTCGTCGGATAGCGTACGGTGAGGAACCGGAGCCGCAAGTCCACATCTTGCGAGCGGGTGTCGCGATGTGCGGCGCGTACCCTGGCAAGAGTCCAGTTGAGTGGCCCGAGGGGATTGCATGGGTGTCGGTGACTGCAAAGTCTGACATCAAGGAAGTTGATTGCTCTGACTGCATCAATGTCTATGAGCATTCGACAGCATCGGCGGGGACGGTCGGTGGATAAGCTGCACCGATGCAACGAGCGTTATGCAAGGGCGCTCGAACGATGGGACCCCAATACCCCAATGGGAATCAGTTTTTTTTGGGTCCGTGGATGGGAGAGATCTGTAACGAATTTGTGGGGACGCTTACAAATGAAGCCACATCCAGAACAGCTACAGGCCGGACCCAAGCTGGTAGAGGGCACAGAAACAGAGAGTGAACTACAGGACCACGGCGGGGCAGATTGGTCGCGTGCGTGGTTTGGTCTGGCCTACGGTGTGACCCCCGCGTTCTTTGTCCCATGCGGGGACGGTAGCACGCAACGGGTCCGCATCAGGCTCGATGATTGAGCTACAGGAGAGAGACATGGAAGGCCAAGGGCAACTTACCCCCGAGGCGCAGAAGCGCGAAGACGAATGGCTCAACACGCACGGAGACTGCGAGCAAGGTGGTACAGGAAATCCAGCAGGCGAGGCTAGATGAAAGAGGGAACGAGGCTGCGAAATGGTGCAAGCCCTTCGAGTATTCAGATCGGCATCGGCTGTTTTTGCCTATTGTGCGGCACATCCCTGGGGAGTTTTTGGGGGTGCGTTGGATCGAGCTGTACCGCAATGGGTCGGAGGTTGGAGTGAGCTTCCGGCTCGAATGGTGGGCGCGTACCAGAGGGTACAAGCGGCGATTGACAGAACGCGCAACCGAGCTGCTGAAGGAAGGCGGCGCAACAAAGGTAGAGGCATCCTATGACTGACAACTGCCCGCACCACTGCCGAAGCCCAAGGGTGTGCATGCAGTGCGAAGGAAGGAAAGCGGAGACCACAAGAGAAGAGGCATCAAGTTTGCGATCCAACTTCTACAGGGGTACGTCAGGGACAGCGCGCATGGTGTCTGCCAAGCGCTCTAGCTATCACCGTCAACGATGAGCACGGAACTTGAGAAAGGAACAGTCCACGACCCAGCCAGCAGAAGGATGGACGGGCCAGCGTATCCCCAACCTATCGTTGACGATCCAAACAACGGGAGAACCGTATCATGGGAGTACGGCTGGGGAGGCATGACCGAATGGGACGTGTTCTTTGGGCACGCCCTCCAAGGAGTAGCGAGCCGTGGAATGCCCCCCGATGAAGGTGCGGACTATGCAGCAAAACTCACTGACGCTGCGATGCGGCGACGGAACCAGCGCAAGTAGAAAGAGAGATCTTGATGAGTGAGCGAGAGTGTGATGAGATGGCGGTGTGGCCCAATGACGACCCAAAGCCCACCCCGGGCGATGGGTCGCGCGACCAAGTAGGCATCGAGCTTCCCAACTGGTCGCGCGACCAACTGGCCGAGTGGATCGGCGGTCTTTCTCAACATCATGAAGGGATTTGCGTCCCTGACTTCTCCTGTTGCCAGAGCCAGTACGCTGCGCCTCGTGATGCGCGCGTGAAGTTCGCGGGGCTCATCGAGTGCGGGTCTATTGCAGAGATCTACGCAATGGCTGGGGAGTTCATGAAGCAAGCGACGGAGGGAACCTTCCCAGGTCTCAAGGTTGAGGTGCGCGGCGAAGATTCAGCCGTAGAGGGTATGGGATTCTCGGACCCGCTCAAGAACCTTCCGACGCGGAGCGGTGGGCGATGAAGGGATACATTGCAGCCCCAGCGAAGGACCGCGAAGCGATAGAGGCTGCGGGGTTCAGCATCAAACACGCCGATGGCGAACGGCGGGGATCCAACGGACTGGCAAAGGGAGCTAGACCGTCGCATGCGAGCAAACGACCTGCGCAACGGCTACGGGGAACGGTGGCGCTGATGGGACCGGTAGTGAAGTCGCTAACATGCCCGCGCTGCGGGCTGACAACGCACCACCCCGACGATGTGCGGGAAGGGTACTGCGGCAACTGCGAGGGGTACACAAGCGAGCATGTGGAGCAAAGAGACCAAGCGGCAAGAGCGAGCCCAACACCTATCCCGAGCGCAGGCATAGCGCGTACGGGGATGAACACACCAACCGGAGAAGAGTAGTCATGACGGAGAAGAACCAGGGAGGTTCGCGTGTACTTTAGACGAGGCAGGGTAAGTGCGTACGTGTCGTGGGATGTTGCGTGGTTCCGAATCCGGGACCGCGCCATGATGCCGCGCGGGTTGTTCGTGCGCATTGGCCGCGAGGCATAGCATGGTGTGGTGTGTGAAGTACCGCAGCCCGGACGGCGGGGAAGGGTGGTGCAGAGCGAAAGCTCAGCGAGTGCAGCCTGACCCGAATAGTCAGGTGAGCACAGCGTGCGGGATGGTTGTGATCTTCCCGGTAGCAGTGGCGCGTCGAGAGCCGACGTGTGGGGAGTGTTTACCGAAGTGCCACCACTGCCAAGGGCCAGTCCAAGCACCCAAGCGCGCCTGGTGCAGTGAGGCATGCGTACGCGACCACAAGCGACAACGGCGCACCGGCAAGCGCAGCATCCCGATACACGGGCAGCAGGAGACACTACCAGGCCCGACCTAACTACAATAGAGGGCGGCGCAGAAGCCGCACGCACTCAAGGATTAAAGGACCCCTACAAACCATGAGAACCCTAGGCCCACCACTCGTGCCCCCCACCCAAGCGACCACCTATCCCGAGAGGCGGACCCACTTCGTTGCCGATGGTCGCACGCTCTGCGGGCTCTACTCCCTCACCCACCTAGCAGCCCACGGCCACCGGCTCGTACTCGCACACCTACTCATCCCCTTCATGCAGAGCATCAACGCCACCCCCAAACCGCGCCTATGCTTCTGGTGCTATACCGCCCGCCGCGCCGAGCTGGTAGGGTTACCCCATGAGCACATCCCAACCAAACCCCCAGGGCGATACGCCCACGAGCGCTCAAACGGCAACCAAGCGCAACCCCAAACGCCCGAAGCTGGACACGACCCCCAAGCCAATGAGCGAACTGGAACGACGCGCCGCTGAAGTCCGAGCCCACTTCTCCCGCAACAAGGGCCGCCGACCCAAAGTAACCACCGACCAACCCCGCCACACCCCCAACGAGACCGACGCGCTCATAGCAGCCCAGTCTCACCCAACCCAGAAGAGAGAGCAGACACCCCACCCAGAGAAGACCCATCAAAGTGAAAGAGGACCCGACGAAGAAGCGAAGACGAACCCAACCAACCCACACCTACTCACAGAACCCGCGCGACCAGAACCACCAGACACACCACCCATCGAGATAGGAACCACACCACCCAGCACACCACCTACTGACCCACCAGCCCCACCACAAGCGACCCAAAGCCACCACCTTGAAGACCCCGAGATAGTCGAGCCACACCCTGCAGAAACCACACCGCACGAGAGCGTGGGGCTTGTAACTAAGCGAATCGACGGAACAAGTCCGCACTCACCACTGACCCGTGAAATGCGGCTGGCCATCGTGAAGACCTATGAGGAGGACCTGCAACTCGATTACCGTGGGGTCGCGAATGCACTGGGTGTTGGGGTTGGTACGGTGGCCAGTGTGCTGAGGGATTCCCCCGCCGCCCTGGAGCGCGCCCGCACAAAACGCCGCCAGCTCATCGTTGACGAGGTAGACGCGGGGCTGATGGGAATGGCCCGTGAGTTTCGCTCTGCTGTTGAGTC